ATCGGCTCGCGTGCCAAGACCACCCCGAATTTGAGCGGAATCTAGCCGATTTCACCCGCAAGCTGGAACGCGAGCGCGACCAATGGAGGAATGAGCACGACCGAGTGGTGCGTGAGTTCCAGCACCGCCTGATGGTGATCGGGATATCCGTGATCAAGGCGACCAGTTATCCTGAGAGCGCAATAAGTGACGGATCGCCCGATACTAACACTCAACCAACAAAATAATGCCACTACCACCAACACCCGCCGACAGCCCAGTCATCTATGGTGCATCGCTTGTGATCCCAACAAACCCATCGTGGGCAAACAGTCCGATCCATCAAGAGGTTCAGGAGTGGGAGAAGGAGTCGATCCATTCCCAGTATGTGAACAAACCAAGTGAGACATTGGTCGCCGAGCGCGACAGGCTGGACGATCAACTGGATCAAACAATACTCCGACTTGGCGAAACGCAAGAACACATGATTGATGCGGAGAGGCAGCGCGACAGGCTGGCGGAGGCTTTGAATGCCATCTTAAATGATGATCCAGATTCTCCGCTATACAAAATAAAAGAAGCCCGTGCCGCCCTCGCTGCATGGAAGGAGGCTCGCGGTGAATCCTGAAGCACAACGCATCGCCATCGCGAAAGCGTGTGGGTGGAGGATTGAATCAGACGGTGCAAATACATTTGTGTATTCACCAAATAAAACAAGCGGAACTGGATACCGCATGAATGACATTCGACACCCTAAAATAATCAAGTTGTTACCAGACTACCTCAATGACCTTAACGCGATGCACGATGCGGAGGGCGCGTTGAACAGGAAATCTGGCTACAATGAAACTGGAGGATATGGGCTGTATCTAGTCGCGCTGGATCACGATGTATCCGCACCAGCCGAGGAACGCGCCGAAGCCTTTTTGAAAGCACTCAACCTATGGAAACCATGAAAAACGAAACTGAAATCTGGAAGTCGCGCGCTCTAGCGCACGAAGAGAACTACTATCAAATGCTTAAGCGAGTGGACGAACTAGTAGCCGACAATAAATTGTGGGAGGAGGAAGCCAAACGCTGGCGCGACATGTATTTGGAATACGACGAGATGCTGGAGGGTCAGGTAAATGACGCTGTTGACAGGCTCGAAAAAGTCTGGGAAGGACTCGATGAACTGAAGAAGCAAGTCGAAGATGAGTATTGAGTTGCAGTGGTGCCGTAGATGCCAGCAGGATAAGCTTAAGCGTGAGTTCTACGAGTGCCACCGAACCAGATGCATCGCGTGCTTAAGCGAAATCCGAAAAGCCCAATATGCTATACCCGAAAACCGAATCAAGAAACTTGAACAAGTAAGAAAAAATGAAAACACTATTTCCAAAACAAAGAAAGTCCGTTGACTTCTTAAAAGAAGCACTACGCATACATAAAGGGGCGTTAGACAGCAGTCAAACGGGAGTTGGAAAAACCGTTATCGCTAGCCATGTGGCTTTAGAGTTCGGTAGTCCGGTCGTTGTCGTGTGCCCTAAGATTGTGATTCCGCACTGGGAGCGCGAGTTTGAAGAGGTCGGCATTAAACCCCTTTTCATTTTGAATTATGAGAAACTGAAACGGGGAAACCAGCACATCGTAAGGGTCGCCAAGAAGATTTATCGTTGGCAGCTGCCGGAGGGCACTCTAATCATTTGGGACGAGTGCCATAAGTGCAAGTCCCCCTTTAGCCAGAACTCCCAGATGCTTGTCGCAGCAAAGCAAGCCGGATACTTTAACCTGATGCTGTCGGCTACAGCGTGCCAAGACCCTACAGAGATGAGATCTTTAGGTTTTGCCTTAGGCCTGCACTCGTTGAATAAGCCGGAGGGGCAGAAGAAAAGTTGGTTCTCTTGGATGATGCAGTACGGCTGCAAGAGAGACCCTTGGAATAACTGGGTGGCTGGACCCGTACCAAAATTGGTACCCCTTAACCAGCAACTCTATTCCACCAACTGTGTAAAGCTGACACCTAAGGATCTCCCCAACGCCTTCACAGATAGTCATGTTATTACGGAACCCCTCGCTTTTTCCTCGTTAACAGACATTGCTCGCTTCTACAAGCAGCACGGAGTAACCCCAGAAATTGTAGACCAGTTCCTTGAAGATGGCGGTGCGTCACCCCATATTCTTGTAGAGATACTCCGCGCCCGACAACTTGCCGAAGCCGCCAAAGTCTCCGATATCTTAGACATGATTACAGACGCGTGTGCCGAAGGATACAGCGTTGCGGTGTTTGTAAACTTTACCGATACCGTTAAAGCCATTACCGAGTCCTTGCCAAACGCATCCGTTATCGTCGGGGGCCAATCCGCGATGGTGCGTGAGGTTAACATTCAACGGTTTCAAACAAACCAGACGAATGTGATTGTCTGCAATATCGCAGCAGGAGGAGTCGGGGTATCCTTGCACGATACGGAAGGTGGACACCCAAGGATGAGTCTTATCTCCCCCACGTTTAACGTGAAGGACTACATCCAAACCCTAGGTCGAATACACCGAGTTGGCGCGAAAAGCCCTGTGGTTCAACGGGTTCTGGTTGCCTCAAAAACAATCGAAGAAAAAATCGTTGACAAGCTGGAGAAGAAAAGATTGTCTCTGGACACGTTACACAAAAAAGCAGACACCCTCTAAACCATGAACATTGAAACTGTAGACCACTCCGAACGCGCACACGCTGAATTTGGCCCTTCATCTTTGAAGTATTACTCCATCTGCTCCGGCTATCACGGGAACGACACGACAAATCCTGCCGCTGAAATGGGAACCCGTATCCATGAAGCCCTTGAGGTGCGGGATACGAGTGCCCTTCATAACGAGGAAGAAACCCAGATCTATGATCGTATGCTCGCTGAAGAACTTGAGACCTTCGACAACGTGTTCGGCGGTCTTGAGGGAGTCACAGTTAAGCGAGAGATGCGCCTTGTGCTCGACCTTGAGTGTAAGACGCCAACCTTCGGAACGTCTGACATCGTAGCATGGAAGGACAACATCGGTCTTCAGATTGACTACAAGACGGGCATTAGCAAGATTGATCCACCAAAGACCAACTGGCAGGCAAAAGCCTATGTGCTTGCCACATTCCAGATGTTCCCACATCTTGATACTGTCCACTTTGCTTTCTTAGTTCCTAAGCGCGATGAGATTCTTATCGGTAGCTTTGAGCGTAGCGAGACGGATCAACTCCGAAAAGAGATCTCCGACGTTATCATCGCCGCTGAAACCACACGACCTAAGTGGGGCAACAAGACCATCGACATTGACGACCTCAACCCTTCCGTCAACTGCCGCTTCTGCCGCCACGAAGAGCACTGCCCCGCATTGGGTGCGGTGGCGATTGAGGTAGCACGACGCTACCGACCCGACCTTTTGCCGGATGGACCAATCGCTGCGGGCGAGCTTGAAGACACAGAGACTATTGAAAAACTCTACATCGTAGCTAAGATCGTTGAGAACTGGGCATCCGGCATCAAGCATAAAGCAACCGGAATGGCGCACGACGGCATTGAGTTTGAGTCACTTAAACTGAAATCAATGGGTGCCCTTAAGAAAACCAAAGAGAAAAATTATCTTGCCCAACTCGCAGTTCGTCACGGTTTGGACTTGACGGAAGTGATCGAGGCGGCAGACTTGACCCTCAACCAACTCTCAAAGGTGCTGCACGAAAAAGCCCCGAAAGGAAAAAAATCTTTTATTGTTGACAGCTTCGAAAAAGAAGCTATTGATCTCGGCATCGTTGAGGTTGGTCCTACACGATACACACTTTCCTCCAAATGAGGAGACTGGGAGTTACGGTTGTCCCCATTAGTAAGCATACGCAACAACCGATCTTAAACAGAAACTGAAACCATGAGTAGTAAAGCAGAAACCGCAAACGTAGTAGTGAAAGAAACCGAAGCATTGGTGGTCCCCGCCAACAATAGTAATAGTATGTCCTTCTCCGCACAGGATATCGACATCCCTCGCCTTAATGTCATCCAAAAGATGTCTGAGATCAAGGGGCCTATTGGTGCTGTTGTCATCGATCAGGATTCCGTATTGCTTGAGGCCGAACAGAAAACACCCGTCGTCGTGATTGGTGCTACTAAACGGTGGAAAGAGAATGTTCCATTTGGTGAAGACTATATCCCGAAGATTGTCTCCTCGGAGTCTGAAGCAAAGGAGCTCGCCAACGAAAGCTCGTATGAAGTCATTGAGTTCGCAGAAATTGTTCTGCTGATCCCACAGACCGGAGACGACGATAGTTTGTTCCCGTATCCAATTGGGGATGGGAACTATCAAATCGGGCGTATCACAGTACAGAAGGACGCCTATCGTTTGACGTATAAGCGTCTATTTACCTTCCAGACATTCAACCCAGCCATCTCAGTTGCTACCCGCTTGTGGAGCTTTGGGACTGAGCTGATGTCTAAAGGTAAGTATAGCTGGTATGTTCCAACATTGAGCATCACAAAGGACATCGCTCCACCCGAAGCTATTGACTTTGCAAACCGCTTAACGAAAGGATCAAACTAATGGAAGCACTACAGAACCCACTGGCTATCCTGAAACGTGAAGCCGATTCAATCCGTGCTGTCATCAAGACTATTGATGGCAACATCGTTGAGTTGCAAAACCAGATCACGGAGGTCACAGTCCAAAAAGCATCGCTTGTTCTTGTTGCACAAGCAATCAATAATGAGATGGATCGTATCCGAGTCTCAAACCCAATTGTTGAGCAGCTGGAGTTTGAACTAGACCCTGAATAATAAACCAACCCTGCACGATAAACCACTTAAGTTTATCGTGCAGGGTCTCTTTATGCCCAAATACCAAAATGATAACATACGCTCTAGACTTTGAGTCGTTTTATGATAACGACTGTTCTATTACAACCCTCGGCCCGAGAGGTTATTTCTCCCATCCGGCATTCGATGCCTATATGGTTACTGTTGTGGGGGATGATGGATACCGCTTCGCAGGACACCCTAAAGAGTTCAACTGGTCTTTACTTGAGGGCAAGACCGTCGTGATGCACAACGCCTCCTTCGATGAATCCCTCTACCTCTACGGTGTGGAGAAAGGATGGTATCTGAAAGTCAACTTCAACTGCCACTGCACTGCCGATATGGTAGCATTCCTCGGCCTGCCACGCTCACTCAAGAACGCCACAGCAGCAGTCTTCGGCACTGAGATTACGAAGACGACTCGGGATAACATGAAGGGCAAGCAGTGGGGCAGCATGACTGAGGACTTCAAGAAAGAGGTCACCGAGTATGCCATCAAGGATGCTGAGCTTTGCCTTAAACTGTGGCAGGAACTGTCGCATCGGTGGCCGGAGACCGAACGTAATATCAGTCATGTGAACCGTAAAGTGGGTCAGCGTGGACTCCCTATTGACACCGAGCTCTTGCAGAAGAACCTGAGTCAAATCAAAACAGAACTATTTGAAGCAGAGCAAAGCATCCCGTGGATTGGTGACTACACCCCCTTGTCCCGCAAAGCGTTTAATGAGCAATGCCGCAAGCAAGGAATCACGCCACCATCCTCGCTCGCTCAAGATAGCGAAGAGGCGGATGCGTGGTTTGCTGCACACCAACAGGCGTGTCCTTGGGCGCGTGCTGTTCAAAGCTATCGCCGGATCAACGCCTTCCTTCGCAAGCTTGAAGCTTTTGATGCCGGAACTATGCCCGACGGTCGCTATTACGGTGGGCTTATGTATTGCGGGGCGAACCCCACGGCTCGCTTCAGCGGTAGTGGCGGTAACCTGAACCTGCAAAACCTACCGAGAGACGCTATGTTCGGGGTCAACTTCCGACACATGATTAAACCAAAGGACGGATATAAGCTTATCGTGGTTGACTTGTCACAGATCGAAGTCCGCACCCTTTGCTGGCTTTCAAAGGACACGAAAGCCCTAAACCTTATTCGGGAGTCCGATGACATCTACCATGCATTCGGTGTGTTGTTGGGTCTGCATGATCCAGCCAACGGCCAACTTAAGGACTACGATAAGGCACTACGGCACAAGGTGAAATCAATCGTCTTAGGCTGCGGATACGGGATGGGGCCTAATAAGTTCTCCGCATTCAGCAATATGCCAATGGCCGAAGCAGAGGTTGCCGTTAAGACGTACCGCGATAAGATGTCCACCGTTGTCAAATACTGGCGCAGTCTGGATCAGGATATGGTTATGGCCTATAATCTTGAAGAGCCTTTTGGTTTGGGTCTTCCGTCTGGCCGCTCCATGCAATACGGCAAGCTTAAGCGGATGAAGGAGACGGGCGGAATGAATCGCTTCCGATACATCGGCAAACTAGTTCGCAACGGCCAGATGCGGGACTTTGCCTTGTGGGGCGGCATCTTAACGGAAAACATGTCCCAAGGATTAGCCAGAGATATTTTCTCAGACATGATGATTCGTGTTGACGCTGCTGGCTATCCTGTAATTCTGCACGTTCATGACGAAATGGTTTGCGAAGTGCCGGAAGAGCAGGCAGAACAAGCCCTCTCCGATATCCTAAGTATTATGCACACAGCACCGTCATGGATTCCAGACATCCCAGTTGCTGCCGAAGGACACATTCTTGATCTCTACTCCAAATGAAATACCGATACCTTAAAAACAACCGCGCCGTCGTTACGGCGGCAACTGATGACTTATCAACCCTTACGCATACATGCCCGACATTCGCGAATAAAGCGGAATACCGAGAGTGGTGCGCTAAGGATTCAACAGACCATTGCTTCTATTCAATGGCTGAAGGGGACTCCCCAAACGCTAGGATTAGCACAGAGAATCCCGTCAACAAGATCCACGGCTTTGTCGCGGACTTTGATGACGTTCCTGTGGATTGGGATACCATCGATCAAGTGCTTAAGACCCGATGTGATGGATCACCCATGCCAACATGGAGGTCCAAAACCTATTCCGGTTTCGTGCGCCTTGTGTGGGAGTTCGACTCGCCGCTTCCTATCGCGCCAGACATCGCGCCCGCTTTCCTGAAGCGATTGTGTGATGCCTTGAAAGCTTCGATGCTTTTAGGTGGCTTTGATAAGACAAGCCTCAAGCCGTCTCAGTACTTTGAGATTGGGACTAATTGGACTAAAATCGGGGATCAAATCCCTATTAACTTTGCCCGAACAATTCTACTTAAAGCCGCAAACGATACGCCGATCAGGACATCGGATACGAATGTTCCGCTTGATGAGATCGCTGCTGAAGTCTTACGTAAATTTCCGAACAGATGGAAGGGTGACTTTGTAGTTGGGGCAAGGGGTCCGCTGTTCTGGATTGACGACGGCATTGACCGTGACGGCTGTCAGGTTAGGGAAGATGGCATGATCTGCTATTCTGATCGTGCAGGAAAGGGCTTTGCATCGTGGCGTGAAATCCTAGGCAAGAAGTTCCTAGACCAGTTTGAGGAGAAGAAGCTCTCCCACCTTATTAACCAATACTGGTTTAATGGTAAGAACTATTACAAACTCCTTGACGGTAGTCCGGTAGCCATTCCAAAAGACCAGCTTATTCTGGAACTACGAAAGGCTGGTTTTTGCCCTAAGATGAAGAAGAACCAGACGATCACCGAGATTGAGCAGGCTATCCTCTCTATCTCAAATGATTGTCGTGTTGAGGAGGTAGCACCCGTTGTGTTCTCAAAGGACCGTGTGGTCTGCTTCAATGGCCGCAAGATCCTGAATAACTGTAGGGCTGTTCCCGTTCAACCTGCGGACAATGGAGACCCAGCCAACTGGCCATGGATTCACCAGTTCGTGATCCCGTTCTTCGCGGATGATGACAACGGAAACTCGACGCTACCTTACTTCCTTGCATGGTATCAGCGGCTCTATCTAGCTATCCTTAACCATCGGCTCGATCAAGGGCAGCTGTTTATTTTATTGGGCCCAACGGGGCACGGCAAGACGCTACTGACCAACAAGATTATTGGTGCATCAGTCGGCGGGTTTAGCGATGCTTCGGATTACTTGTCGGGCAAAACAAACTTCAACCGCGATCTCTGCGGCTCTGCTGCTTGGGTTATCGACGACCAAACTGCGGCGGCAACCTATGCAGACCAGCGTAAATTCGTGGAACTTACGAAGCGTTGCGTAGCCAATCCTAGGCTTGAGTATCACGCTAAGTATGCTGATGCCATCCCGCTGCCGTGGTCCGGTAGGGTTATGATGTCTCTTAACCTCGACGCGAACTCCCTCGCCGCGCTGCCATCATTGGATAGCAGCAACCGCGATAAGATCATTGCGTTGCGTATTAGTGGCGGGCATAAGGTTAAGTTTGGGTCAAACGACTTTGTCGAAAACACAATCACGACAGAACTCCCCTACTTCCTTAAGTGGCTTATTGATTGGAAAGCTCCGCTTGAAGTTAAGGATTCAAGTCGCTTCGGGGTCAAAACATATATCGACTCGTTTATCGAAGCAGCAGCCTATGACAATAGCTCACGTTCAGCTATTGCTGAAATGGTGGAGTTCTTCGCTAAGAAGGTCCGCGAGTATACCGACCGACCAAAATGGCGTGGCACTCTTACTGAGTTTACCGTCGTCCTGCACGAATCAAATGGTGGCCGTAGCGTTGGCAACAGCAACAACCTTGAGTTTGTACGTAGGGGCATGACGGTCCTTGAGGAGGTCAGCAAGCACAACAAAGGTATTCGACCCGTCCGAAGCAGGGGTGACGGTGGCGGTAAAGTATGGGAGATCGATCTGTCTAAGGACTTCGATATCGACAAGGGCGACGACTTCTAAATCGCAATACGCTTCTTCGTCAACTTAAGGGTTGGCGGATATAGCTCCGAGATCGGCAACGTGAACTCATCAGCAAAGGAAAGTTTTCCATCGCTGGGGTCCACGTTGCCTTTTGGCAGGAATACTGCACGCTCAATAAACTCACGGGCGGGCATCCAGCCGATAATAGTAGCCAAAGTCATTTGTTGGTTACACCTAACGAAATAGTAAACATTACATTTGCTACACAGCTTTTCCTTATTGGCCTCGCTACCGTATACACGGGCAACATAATGGGGTTCAGGAACGGCTGCGGCCTTTGTGGTCTTGACATCAATAGTTATTTTGTTGGGCAGCACAATATCATAGGCCGGATTAACAGCACCGACACGCTCCCCGCCAATGATCTCTTGCACAAGGATTTCACCCATCATGCCAATCTCATTGCCTGCTCCTCTTGTAATTGACTTATACAAGACCCCCATTTGTTTAGCCTCAAGACGCGCCTGTTTACGGTTCGCGTCCGAGGGTGTGATGACTTTCATTAGTAAAGCTGGTACAGGCGACTTTGTGATCCGGTCCCATACGGATCAATGTTAAGTCGCGGGATAGCCGCTCCCCTACTGGAATTGGCTTCCTCTTCCATCAAAAGCATACACTGACTCCAGTGGTATTGGGCACGCTCAATGTCAGCGTTGTCCTCCATGAGCCTACCTAAAAGCCCTTGTTTGATTGCGCCAATATTGCCTACGTGCACAATTTGATTGTCATTATACAGGGGCTGGAAAGCCCGCTTGCAGAGTACATGCACTACGGTCTGACCATCGGTAGCCCCATTGATTCGGAATCGACGGTAGCGGGTTACGCCGCTATCCGGCCCGACTGTTGCAATAGTAGTGTCGCCGTCTAAGGCTGTTGTGCGAAGGTCAAAAGATCCGGTCAGGTTGTCATACCTAATGCTCACAATGCCTGTAACGGGTGTACTAAAATTGATACGGTAAGGGGTTGTAAGCAAAGCTCCGGTATAAAACTGGTCACCATCACTGCCAACAACCTCGATTGCGTTGCCGTCGTTTGGTGAGAAAGTATGGGTGATACCGGAGCCGGATGCGGATTCGATATACAAGTTCGCTGTGGCCGCAGCAAAAAGTTGTTTGGTAGGGGTGTAGCCAGCGTCAATCAAACCCCATTGGGTAGTGGCGTTATTGGACAAGTTGCCAATGCCCACAGATTTAAAGTCATGCCACAAAGAACGAACGGGAACAGGAAACCCGTCAACCATTGTATGCAATACGGAATCGGCATCCTCTGGAAGTGTGACGCACCCATCGACTACGGGCAGACTATACTGAACAGTAAGGTCACGGTAAATCCCCATGTTGTAAATACGGGAAAGCACTTGGTTTAGGCTGAACTTAAAGTCACCGTCAGGCTCAACGTATGTGTTGAGCATCGGCGCAAGTTGGCTAAGGGTATAGGCAGGCATTGGTTCTTTTTGTTAGGGTCTTTACTGGGTTACGGGCAACTGGTTAAAACGACTCTCCACCGCACTTTGAAAACTCATGGGCTTTTCTTTTTTGACTACAGAAGCCATCTCCTCCATACGTTTAGCTACTCCAGACTTCGCCTCTTTTGCTTTCCGGTACTCTTCGTTGTCCAAGAACTCGCGAGCGGCCCCTGCAAAATCATTCTTGCGGAGTAATTCCAAAGCGTTGGGCGAACCAGTAATGTCTCCCCTATAGGCCCCAGAAACCAGTTGTGCCTGAAGCTCCGGCGAGAAGCCGCTAAACGCGTCGGACCCAACGAGCTTCTTCGCCAACGCAATCTTCTCAGCAATGGCTTTGGTGGCAAGGTCTTTGGCGGTCGCTTCGTTAATTTCTTTCCCAAAAAAGGGGCTGGCTTTGAGGTCAGCGTCAGTTCCCTTACCAATCAAGGTGCCAATCCCAACCGTCCAGTTTTTATTGGTATCGCGGTAGGGCTTCGATCTAAAGCCTTCGTGCCTACGAATTACCTCAAAAGCTTTATCTGCAAGGCCCTTATTCTCGTAAGCAGGCACGGGCTCTTCCTCATCTGGCTTGAAGCCAAACTGGTCAGCACGCAGTTCTTCTGGAGAGGGGACTCTTTTGGGCTTTACGAGAACAGGATTCACTAAGTTATGTCTTTAATCTTTTACAAGTCAGAATGTACAAGGAGGAAAACAAAGAGTCAAGGGTAAAGGCTTGGGGGTGCGGCGGCAGTTTAAATTAAAGCGAGGCTCCGGTGTTCTCATTCCAAGCGGGAGATCCGTTGGACTTGGCGTAGGGCCACCACTTGGTGACGGTCAGCCTCGGCGACGAGGTCAATACCACGGAGTAGTCAGGAATGGCCACCCTGATGGGTATCAGCAAAGTGCTGGAGGACAAGACGACTTCCGCCGACCCGTTGCTGGCCTCCGATCCAAACATGGAGGTGAAGTCGTACGTGGTATTGAGATTCCTCCAGCTGATTCCGGGGTAAAGCGTAGCTGCCGGATCGAAAGGCGATTCCGCTCCGATAAATGCGACCTGCGGAGAAAAAACAAAATCGGAAATGTCGCCATCATACGAAGTCTCATCATCATAGGATATACTCCCATCCTCCTCCTCAAAATATGAACGCTCCTCTCTCTTTCGATAAGGTCCATAGGCGCTCGGGGCAGACACATTGGAGGAGCCGCTATATTCGGCGTAGTGGTTAGCTCCTACTTGAGTGGGCGGGGAGTATGCTAATGGCTGTAAATACTGAAATGGTTGATCAATATCTACGAGATTAACAACTCCTGTATCCGGCCACATGCAAAACTCGTCCTCCGCGTCATGGTAATCACCAAAAGCCGAAGAATATTCATCTGTATAAACAGGACCACAATGGTGCTTAAGCCACCCTTCGTTTGTTGAGGTTGAAGAGAACGTATGTCCACGACGAATCCTTTGCACCCAGCCGTCTCCACCATACTGCTCTTGTCGGAAGTTGTGGGTCGGTGGCGAGCTCGCGTTGAACATACCGGTATATTTTGTCCTAAATACCTCAGTTTCGTATTCCGCAGTATATCCGCCGCCAGAGATTATCGTGTTTCTCACTCGATAGAAAATCTCCGCGATCTGGTCGAGGGTTGCAGGGACCGGATACGCCGTGCCGGGTCCGCAGGCGACCTTGCCCGTGGATGGAGTTCCAGTCGTCAGCTCTCCCTTCCGGTAGGTGACGTGGCTGTCAATGGTGTTGACCTGAATTGCCACTACAGTGACGAGCCTCCGGTTGTTTCCGGCCACAGGCAGAAGCTGCCGTTGATGATGCGGCGGATCAAAGAAAGGTTGCCCGTCCGGCGTTGGGTGAATGTATAAGTATCGGGGCCACCCTCTGGATCAGGAACCGTCATCACCTCTCCAAGCAGGACATTTGAATACTCAACGTACTCATCAGCGGCATCCCTATTAGTTGGGTCTTTTGTGGAGGCTGATGCCTCGGTTTTGAACTCGACCAACCCGCCCCCTGCGTTTTGCTTTATAACGGCGTAGGCGTAATTGCCCGTACCTGATGTTGCTTGTACATCTACGTTGGTTCCAAGCGGATACTCGTAGCTGCCTTTGCCAATGGTGAGAACCCCTGTGTCGGAGTTGTAGCTACCGGCAAAGGGATAGATCCCGATCCCTTCTGCCGGAAGATCACAGTCGGTAGACACAATAGCAGTCGCATCGGGAGTGCTAGTTGTGGTAAACTTCTTTGTAGACGTTGAGATTAGGGGCGGTTGGTCCGAGTAAAAACCTGAGTCTCTAGGCCTACGCATCGACCTAAGTGTGTCCTGTATAAAGGAATCCATGTTTACATCATCAGACATAATAAAAATTAAGAGGAAAATTGACTCGCGTCAATAATTGTTGCGGAACATTTTATCCACCCCCACTTGAAAGGCTCGGCTGAGGAACTAACTAAGTAGCTCCCTGTTCTGGGTATGTCTGAGGGGGACGTAGCGGGGAGGGATAGTGGCGACACATAGACAGGTGCGGAGGCGGCATAGGACGAGATGACGGGGTCCACCTCGCCAAACTCGTCCCCTTCAAGCCGTGCTCTAGCCTGCGATGTTGCTGTTATGGTTGTTTGTTCGTTGCCGTTACCAACAGAAATAGGTCCGTGGATTGTTGGGGCTAAATTGGTTACATCAATAGAGCGGTTAACTGTATGTGACCCCCCTTCGGATGATCCTTGAGAAATGACTCTCCCCTTACTATTTTTTGATATCGCTGCCTCTACCTTCGCGTTTGAAACGGCTGATATAGACGCACCGTTCGCGACGATAGTGTGGGACTTCGGCTTGAAAGTAGGCCAACGAAGAACAGTACTACCTGTCAGCGTTTGTATTCTTGATATTAGGGAAGCTTCACTTACGGATTGTCCCTCCGAATTTAAATAGAAAAAATGCACTGTGGCTGGTATATCGTTACCGAAAACAACCTCAGTTTCAATACTAACTATAGGTTGGGCTGATTTGTCCGCTTTACCATCCATTCCAGATGAAGCAGATATTTTATACTCGCTAGCATTATCAGGATTGTCCCCGCGACCAACCGACTCCCCCTCGCCTATGCTTTCGTCAACAACCCACAACACACTAATAGATTTAAGTACTGCGGGCAGTTTTAAATCAATCCTTGTTGGGACCGAGATATGATACCCCTCAAGAGCATCTAATGGGGCCTCTTCAACGATCTTCAAGGATCGATCCTCATTTATTGGTTTATACGAGGTGTTGGGCTCAGAGAAGTCTGATGGCGGCGGGACCATTTGCCGCGTGTTTACTACCTGTGCGTTCAACACAAAATCGAATTCAGAGCCCGTAAGCACAGGCCACGACTCGACCTCGACTGTTTCTTTGGTGAAGCTTCCGTCGCCTAAAGGAGTAACCGTGGACTGAACTACATTGACTCCAGTGTCAACGTCCATTTGGTTTTCAGAATACGTTTCAACTACGTCTGCTGGCGGGCCCCCTTCTACATACGCACGCCTCCCAGTAAAAGAGATATCACCTTCTGGCTTCGCTCTGGATATGGTCTTTACAAACTTGATATCGGGGTTAATCTGCTCTTCTGATACGGAAAGCTGTGTGTCCGTTAGGGTGGGTTGTTCAGCAAGGCCCTCAACAATCTGCTCAGTGGTTATTTGAGGAATATTAATTTGAAATTTCTCCGGCACGACATCGCTTTTTGTGGTCGTGTAAGATATTTTGTATTCCAAAAAAGCCGTCTCAATATAGGTGTGGACCTCTGCGACAAAAAGCGTGTTTAATTCCTGCTCAGGTATCGGTTGCTGTTGCCTGTCGAAAAATACGTATTCGACCCCATCAAACTTACCCTCTGGGGTGTCGGGCATGGCGGTCCCAAACGGAATATCCAAAGGTTGGAAACCCTCGCGCAACGTCACGTATGTGCGTTGGACGACTCGAAACTCGCGGCCCCCTACGTTACCGACGACGTTACGATAACCGGAAGAGAAGTTGTAGAGGTCTTGGTTCTCGCGCTCCGCTGCATAGAAGAACTCAAAAATCTCATTACGCTCGATATCTACGGGCTTGATGAAAACTAACTTGTGGTGGGGCCACTTATTAGCATTAGGGTGCGGGGTTCCGTATTCAGGAAACTCGCTACGGTTGCAGTCCCGAACTTCACTGAACAGAACATCCGCGATAAGCGGGGTCGGAAAGATCTTCCGGTCCTGCCGGAACGGTGCTTGAGGTAATTGGGAGATTGCCATAGTTTTATATAAAGGCTATGTATGAGAAAAGTTTGGCGTCTAAAGCCGTTCCCGCATCTGCATAAGGAATAAAACTGCCCGCGCTACAAAGTGCGCCAAATGTGCGGGGTAGTATAGTTGCCGTGCCGCGTTGTTGGATAATTACATTAGAGGCGGAAGTCAACCCCGACACGGTAATAGTTGGCCCAGTAGTTACATTTCCAACCCATGCGAATTGACCAGAAGTCCTGCTGTCTTGGAACATCTGGGGCTGGACATAAATGCTTCCCGAAGCTACATCTGAAACCACAACAGTACCCACACGCACAACGCCCGCAGGGAATACTGGTTTAGTAGTCGTTAAAGCTCCTGTTGTTCCAAGATATACGGGTGTTCCTGCCACACCCAATCCAGACGTATCAAGGCCCCTTACAAGACCTTTGGTAGTAATATAACCTTGACCTGCGCTAGATATATCCTGAGTAGCTACGCCTAAAACTTTATCGGAAGTAACGTCGGCGTTTGTGGCTCGCATTACTGCTGGAAGAGTCCCGTCAGATCCGTAAATATAAACAACCGTTCCATTAGTAATTGTTGTAGTTTCAGAATTATGGCAATATAGATTAGACTCTTGCCCAATTTGAAGAGTTACATCGCCAGCAAGTTTAAGATCTAAAGTATTATCAATTTGATTCCAACGTAGTTTGCCGGCCGTTAATGCGCCTGTTCCCGACGCGGGGGTTGTATCAAAAGTAAGAGTGTCTATTTCAGCAGGAACTCCGGTAGTGGTTCCGGTTCCACCGTTTGCGACGGGCAGAGTTCCAGTGACGCCAGTAGTTAGAGGCAAACCAGTGCAGCTAGTAAGCGTGCCAGAAGTAGGTGTGCCCAAGATAGGTGTGACTAAAGTTGGAGAAGTAGCTAATGCATTAGCACCACTTCCAGTCGAAGTCGTTACACCAGTACCACCATTAGCTACAGGCAAAGTGCCTGAAACATCCGTCGTAAGGACGACTGCCCCATATGAGGGAGCTGTTGAAATTCCGGTTGAGCGGAGCACAGTATTAGCCGCCCCACTGGCGAGTTTTGATAGGGTCGTAGAGCCGCTCGCATACAGAATATCTCCGACAGCATATGAAGTCTGTCCGGTACCGCCACTAGAGGCCGTTACGGAGTTTTGTGTGGCAAGAGTACCCAAACCCAAAGCTGCTCTGGCGGTGGAGGCATCTGCCTGTCTCAGGAATCCTGTGCCAGATTCTAGCATAAAGGAAGAGGAGCCAATCTCTGTGGCGTCTCCGGAACTCGTAGTGGGTTTTCCAAGAAGCGTGTAGCCGGATACAGGTTGCATCTTCGCGAACGTGACAACGTCATTCGCAATCGTAGTAACCCCAACACTAGAAACAGTAACGTCACCGGTAACCGCAACGGACGTGGGGACGCTGCCGCTGCTACCGACGAGGATGTTACCGCTCGACATAGAGGCGAGCTTTGAGTGAGCAATAGCGGCGGATGCGTTGACATCTGCATTTACGATAGCCCCAGACGCGATAGCCGTAACTCCGGCATTGGAGATGGTGATGTCACCAGTAACCGCAACGGACGCGGCAGCATTAGAGCCATTGCCAACAAGGATGTTTCCGCTGGTAAGAGGGGCCAGCTTACTAAACGCAAGTGCTGCGATAGAAGTAACTCCGGTATTGGAGAGGGCAACATCACCAGTAACCGCAACGGACGCGGCAGCATTAGAGCCATTGCCAACAAGGATGTTTCCGTTGGTCAGAGGTGCCAGCTTACTAAACGCAATTGCCGCGTCAGTCGCGACGGAAGCGTTTGTAACGGAAAGAGATGCCGGAGTGCTGACTCCAGCATCGGAAATAGTAAGGGTGTAAGTGTCGGATGGCATAATGATTAAGCGTCGTTGGTAGTTTGTTCGCGTGCAACAAGCGATCCGTAAAGAAGCCTAGTGCGAGAGCCACTAAGATTCATGAATATGTCCCACTCGTAGAGGCCTCTGCCAGCCCGCAAAGTCTTGGTTTGGGCTTTGGTAATTGAAATGAGAACTTGACCGTTAGTGGCAGAGCCAGTAATAGTGGGTGTGAGATCAAGTGCTTCTTTTTTCGAAGCAACCTCACGGACATCAGCATAAAACACTGCGCCAGTAATATTGACGGCAGTGCCCGCTTGATTCTTAATAGTCAGAACGAAGCTGTAATCCGCTGCACGGTCAAGGGTAATGTCGTAATTGGCTGCGAGCATTGGTGGACTTTACAGGATTAATGATACAGGGTCAAGGTTAAGCCCACCAGATATTGGGGACATCATCAGAGATCGGTCTTTGGACTTGGACGGGATTGCCGTCTTCATCGTCAACTGTCCAAGTTGAAGCCCAGTAGATGAATTGCTCGCCACCTTCAGGAATCGGAATGCCGACGAGATCGCGGAATAACACCCACCATGTTCCGGCATATTCGCCAACCACACACAGCGCGTGTTCATGGGACGCAAGATTCGACTGCACCCCACCGTTCTCGTCTAGCGAGGAAAAGCCATTGGCGATGCCAAATTGCTCTGCGATTGCTTTCGATGGGAAATTTAGAATGTAGTCGGTCATGTTGTAAGTGTTTGAAGTTTTGCGTTAGACAGGCGTTTTCTGTAGTATCTCAGCGACGAGACGCACCCGCACATGGTGTTCCCTGCTTGATCCGCACCTATCCTCATACGATCAACCGTTGGGATGGTCCCTGCGCCGTCAGTCCCAACCGTTCCGCCGTTAATCACAGATGCAAAGTCGTTTATCTTATATGCACCCGCAAGCTTGAAAGCCGTGTTAGCAACCACCGCCCCAGAGTCGATGGCTACTAAATCGCTTCCCCCATCCGTAACCCTAAAAAATGGGTCAGTTCCCTCCGTTCTAAGCCGGACCATTTCATTGGCCGTGTTGTCGTCCAATGAAAGAATACTCCTGTTCCCAATAGCCGGGGTAAAGGCATTCACAAGCATTGATCCCTCGGTTTGGTTATACATCCCAGTGAAGTCAGCACTAGTAATGCTGCAAACATCCGCACTGCGGGTCACACTGGAAAAACTTAGGGTTGCAATCCAGCTAGTTGCAAATGCGCCTGCCTCTAGTTGTGCGTTTGTTACTGATCCGGTTACTGTCAATATAAGGCTTCCCGCCGTTGGAGTGAACGTAAGCGTCGTGCGTGTCGGGTATGCTCCAGTTCCTGTAACAGTTGCTACATGGACACCGGATAAAACAATTGTCCCCGTCCCATAAAAGCTCAACGTATATGGAACAGCCGTAACCGTGCGCGTTTGTGTAGCGGGAGCGGCGCTAGACCTTATGTCGTTGGTCCGTTGCTCTTCAATGAGTAAGCCTTTGCAAACCAGCGTGGTGGGATCGTGGTCAAAACGAGATTGGTTGGCAATGGCGGTTTGAATTAGACCGTTGCTCCCAATAAACGTAGCCACCGAAGCACGGGTAAGCACCGGAGTCGGCCCTTTGCGAGCCGTCAGCACCTTGTCCGTGGCGAACTGGAGGTCGAGGGATAGTTTATCGGGGTTACCCGCAACCCCATTTTTAATCAAATTATTTCCTAGTCCGAGGGGCATAGGTTAAATAGCTTTGTAAAAGATTGCTGTTCCGGTGATGGTGCCCGTCGGGCTTGCGGTGATTACAAAGGGAGTGAAAACGGTAAAGCCCGCAGGATATGTGATTCCGGTTTTCGTGCCACCCCATAAAGGAGCCTCGGCTGCGGAGAAGCCCGTAGCAATTGTAGAATCCACCACGAAAGTAACGGCGCAGTATTCACCAGCAGGAGGGGATTGTGTGGTTCCAGAAATGATTTGGCATCCGGCTTCTCCGAAGGATTGTTTGTCGGTGTTATTTGTCATAAAACAGTTTAAAGTATTGGGGTTTGTGGGAGCATCAAACGTCGAGGGCAGCAGACATTACGTCGAAAACTATATTCCGCTACAAACAAAATGTCAACTAAGATTATTGCTTTACGCAAGCCAGTTGATAACCCCAGCAGCGTAAACAACAGCTAGTTCTTCCATACGCGCAGAGAAAAAAGCGGTATCTTTTGCATTGCTTCCGAAGAAAGGCTCGCATATAAGCGCGGGACAGTGGCTCTTTCGCAAAAATAAACCGCCACGGTCTGCCGCGTCGATAGATTTGAGCCCCCGATTCCGTTGTTCAGGAAACGCTTTGGCAAATGACTTATTCATTTTGCTAGCCAAAGTAAGACCTTTAGGGCTACAGAACCAGTGCAGGAACTCGTAGCCAGTAGCCAATGGGCCTGCTGCGTTGAAGTGAAGTTCGATAGCGACATCGACTTTTAGCTCTTTCAACCGTCGAGCGAGCCAGAACATTGCGGGGCTATACCCTGATCCTTCATAGCGGTCGATCAAAATTGCTGAGTGGCCCGCCTCTTCGATTAGCTCACAAACACGTTTAGCAAGCGGTTGGTTGAACGCCCATTCGGAAACGCCTTCCGTATTTACCGCACCTTTATCTCCAGCGCGGCTATGTCCGACGCAAATAGCTACTAGTTTTTTCGTCATGCTACCAATTATGATTCTTGTTGCCAATGATTACGGCCCGCTCATAGCTGTACTGGCTATGGAACTTCTGGCCGCGTCCTTCTAGTTCGCCCTCAACGAATTGGTAACGAACGGACGGTTTAAGCGTCACGGTCACCGGATCGTAGAGTGCGCTTTCGTTGGAGGCGTTGCGCGAGCCGCTCGATACGCAACTTGCTAGAGCCATCCCCAATAGAAGCGAGCCGATCCAGTTCATCTTCAATTTCATCCAGTTCTGCTTCGCGCTGCAAAGATACCCACTGAGAGTATGCGTTGCACGCTGCGGTAAAAGCGGTGAGTGACGCAAGGAAGGCATTCACTTACTTGGTTGCATCTGCGGCTTTGATGAGTCCGATTCCGGCTGTAACGCCAGTAATCAGAACGCCGACATCAAACGCTCCGCTCTTCAGGAAAGAGATGGCAGCAAAACAAATAGCAGATACGATAGTCAGGGAACCGAGGATAGTAGTCTTCATGAATAGAAGACTACACCTTTACGACCTTTTGGTCAAGCGGTTTTTATTTCCTCAAGATGTTGTACAAAGAGATCAGCCCGACAAGCAAGCCGACAAACAAAGAAGCCGTGCGTAGGTGCGCGTCAAGTTGCTCTTGGAACGACACAATGACCCCCAAAGCGGGGGCCACTGATCCAGTCACAGCGTTAAAGCTACGCTCAAACATTTTACATTTTTGGCTTCTTCATTGCCATCTCCACTGCGCTAGCAAAGGAGTTTGGTCCTTCGGGCATTTCCTCTTCGGGCATTTCCTCTTCGGCTTCTTCTTGTTCAGGGGCCTCGATATCAGGGAAGGCAATGCCACCAACCGCGAGTGGGTAAAGCTGCCCGCCGTCAACGGTATACGTAGTTACGAGATCAAAGGTTTCGCCTTCTGGAATCTCAAGTCCTTCGGGAATGGGTAGGTAAGCAGGCATAATTTCAGAAAGGAAAGGGGCCTGCACCCTGTTTCAAGATGCCCCCGCATAGGGTGCGGCAAGCAAGAGTCGAGAAACAGGATACAGGATGGGGGCTTAGTGGGTGCGATACCAGTTGGTGCCATCGCTAAGATAGCGTGCAGTAGTGGCAATGGCAATAACACTTGTAGCTGATGCAGAAGCAGACGCAGAGGTGTAGATGTTCGTAGACGGGCTGGTGACGGTCACAGCACCAGACAACGTGTTAGCGTTCTGGATAATGAGGTCACGAATAACGCCAGAAGCAGCAGGAATAGTTGCAGCAGTTGCAGCAGTCCGACCTGAGAAGATAACAAGTCGGGTAGCAACTACGGCAGCGTCGCCAGCAGCAAGAACAACATCAGTAGCACTGAGGCCGTTGATCTGGTTCAAAGAAACCTTACGCACTTTGGACGAGCCATCAGCCGTCAAGTCGTAGATTGGGAACAAGTCGTCGCCAGTTGGCGCAGCAATTTGAGCGAGGGTGGGCAGGTCGTCTAAAGTAGGCATCGTTTTATTAAGTTAAAGGATGAAGCTAAGGGGTATCTTGTTTAAGGATACCCCTTAGCGTTTAGGGTTTAGGCAGCAGGAGTGGTGCTGGTCCGCTTGAAGAGGAACACATAACCAAACTCGGTTTTGATCGGCTTCGTAGCGGAGGCGAGAACGCCACGGAAGAAACCAATCGTGCCATCAGGGTTGAGGTCAACCGAAGGAATGTTCTTCCAGTTGAACTTACCGCGATAGTTGACGGGATCGAAGGTCAGACCGTTGGAACCGCTGATTGGCTCAGGGATCTGGCTTTCCATAACGTCTTGATGGAGCACATAAGCGGCTTCGTAGTCAGCAGTTTCATACGAAGCGTTCAGGGTGATAACACCGCTAGTAGCCGTATAGGGTTGAACGCGGGTGAGAGTGCCCGTTGAAACCGTAAAGCGCGGTGCAAGATCGTCGATCAGGTGGTAGAAACCACGGAAGGACTTCTCGATTCCCAATGGCGCAATCAGATCGCTGACCTTTGCATTGTTGTAGCGAACGTCGTCGCGGAATCCGGCTTCGGTTTGCAGCGCGTAGGATGCTTCCGAAGAGCAGACAAGGGCGAAGACAGGACGAGCGTTTTCACGACCATAAGCATTGGTGCCCGCGCCAGCACGGACCAACTTGAAGTAGACACTGTCAAGAACCTTGTTACTGATGTTGGCAGTAGGGGTATAATCAACATCGACCCCACTAGAGACAAAGTCGTTGTTAGTATCAATGCTAACGGTGCTCGTTCCTTCTTTCTTTGTGCCAGCCGAGACATCAATAGTCGTAACGGTTGGGGTGCCAGAGGCAAGACAGAAAACAATATTACCACATACCTTGTCGTATTGATCGCGATAACGCTCTTCCCACGAATACTTCGTGGACTCCGTCATGGCATCCATGATGGCGCGAAGTTGTTCGGTGCGGTAAGCAGCGAAGCGGAGATCCTCGACATTGATCTTAGGCGATTCAACGGTGGCGCGTTCCAGCGAGTACTGTTTGAGTTGACGACCGAAGGCAAGGAAACTCTTACCGGTTCCGGCACCGATATTGGTGTCTGGTGCTCCGGTAAGAATCTGATCGAGGGTGCTACCAGTAGCGAGTGAAGCAGCCGCGTTTGTGCCAACACCAGTCCAAACTGAACTTCCGGCAAGCGTAGAGCCGTTGGCGGTGGTAGTTGGGAGCGCACGATCATAGATCAGCGTGCCGAGGGTGTAGCCCATTCCGTCAGGAAAGGAGGTTTGCTTGATGAGGTCCATCCACGGGGAGGTGTGGAGGGTACGACGATAGATGTCTTGACCGATACGGTTAGCCTCTTGAGTGAGGATGGTATCAATTGCGGTGGTCGAATCGGTTGGATTCGAGAAAGTTTGTCCAGCGTTTACAGCCATAAAATTAGTTAGTTAAGAAGTTAAAAAGGTTGTTGAAAGTTAAAGAAGAATACACGGTTGTCGCAGAAGCAGGCGACAGGCGCATAGGCCCAAGCTTCAAGTTGTCCTTTAGATCTACCCAACTACTAGAACCAAATTTTCTCTTGCGAGACGGTATGGAGCAAACCAATAGTGTTGTAAAGTTTCAGGTCGAAGGAAGCTTCGTATAAAACTGATTACTTGTCAACTCAAATTTTATACGAAGCTATAACTTTTATTTAGCCGAAGGCGGCGGCAACAGCATCAACAAAGGATTTGCCATCAAGTGCTGAAGGCGCGGAGCCATTATTCAAAGACCCGCCTCCTGCTTTAGGTGCCGAACGGTCGTAGTCTGCAAGCCTCTCAGTCAGCACATCGATCTCTTTCTGGAGATTCATGTATTGCCCAACCATCTTAGGAAGCAGCTTCGCGGCCATTGCTTGGTACGTGCTGTTCACATGGTCAAGGGTAGCAGGATCAATCTGTGCCGCTTCTTTTGCAAGCTGGTTCAGATCCACGCCATCGACGCCACTGAGGAACGCTACTTTGCTGCGTAGTTTGTCGGCAACCGCATTAGCGGCTTCCTGACGCTGCTGCGTGCGGTTAATGAGTTGTTGTTGGTCCTGCTGGCTCTGAAGATGTTCAGCCTCACGCAGAGCCTCTGCGGCGTGTTCTTGGAGTACTTGACGCTGCTGCAAAATGGGAGCTACCTCCTCGATGATCTTATACACACGGAACTTATCTCGGTCGCTAGCGTTAATGAGAAGCTCGGATAGCTGCTCTTCTTGCGAAGCCTCATCACTATTGGCAAGAACTTCAATCAAATGATTTGGGTCAATTGAATACTTCTCTGCAATAACATCAGCCTCGGAGACGAGTGCCACCAATGGTAGCTCAACAAGGTTTTTGTACGCCTGACTCTGTTCCAGATTCGAAACAATCATTTGCTGCTCGTATTGAGCAACACGATCCTGTAGGTTGGCGTATTCAGGATTGTTGGCAACGGCTTCAAGTTCCTGCAAACGGCTGGCTTTATGGGCCGTATCTTGCTCAAGCTCGTCCGCACGGGTCTTGTAGGTTTTCAACTCCGCTTTGAGTTCCTTGAACCGCCGCGCTGCTTGAGGAGTCCAGTCCTTTGCGTTGTCCTCAAAGTCAAGATCGGACAGTGGGTCGTTGGACTTAGGTGTTTCCAACGGGGCTTCCGCTTGTGCCGCAGGAGCTTGGCTTTCAGCCTGTGGGTTATCCAACGAATCGAAAAACGAATCGAGGGATTCAACAAACCCACCGTTATCGGATGGTGCGGACTCCATTGCTGGAGCTTCAACTGGTGCTGCTTCTGGTGCGCTCATAATTTATGGTAGAAGATTATTCAATGTGGGACCATTCTTCCGGCACACTGTTTCGTGATGTCGGAGATTTAGTAAGTTTCTGTAGGTCTCGGTAGAAATCAGTATACCCGCCTAGCCAACAGATGCGTTCATTGTTGCCGGAGCTACCGACAATACTTGAGTAAGTCGGCTGTGCTGCATTGGTTAAAGTAGCACATGCAGTTTGCAGGATGGGATCGTCAAGGATCTCTCGTAGTCGGGTGATTGCAGCGATGTCGTTAAACCAATGCTCTAGTGGCTTTGGCACAGTAGCTTTACGTGGAGGCATGTGGGGATACAACCGTAAAGGTTACGGTTTGTCAAATACTTTATTTCAATTCTTCAATACTATGATAAAAATTTATAAGGGGCACTAGACCGAGGAACAGGAAGAATAATTTCAGTAGTACTCTTCTTTCGTTTTGTTTCACCAACAGGAAAAGGAGACGTATACGGTGGCAATATCTGGCCAGTAAGTGTGTTAAACCCGAAGCTATCCAAAACATCGTTTGCCTTTGTCGCTACCGTCGCTGATGGTGTGTATTGCTGCACTGCGGGTTTTGTCGCTGCGGGCGTCACTGCGGGCGTCACTGCGGGCGTCACTGCGGGCGTCACTGCGGGCGTCACTGCGGGTGCCACTGCGAGTTTTTTTGTCGCGTACGGCTCTCTTTGGATGGAAGGGGGTGCAATTGTTGACGGCCCCTTTCTTTTGTTTGCTTCTTGTTGCTGAGCCGCCTTGTTCCGTAAACTTTGAAGGACTTGATTATTAACTACGTTTTGTGCTGGGTTCTCGCGCATCGAGATAGCCGCAGGGGAATCTGAGCCGATCATCGGGCTAGCCCCGACCCTTGGAATTGGGCTTTGGGTATCTTTTACATCTGACGGATACTTATTCTCCATCCGAGTAATGTCGTTCGGTGACGGGTTATACATACCGCCCGAACGCTTCATCTCCGCGACCACTCGCCCTAGCTCAGCTTGATTCTGTGAGTAGGTGTTGGTAATTTCATTCTCCATTGGGGTGACCTCGTCCCATTCGTCACCGTATACGGCTTTGCCACCCTTCATACCGATGAGCACCTTTTTACTTGGGTCTTTGGGTGCTCCGTATTTACCTTCGAATTCACCACGGATTTTTTCAGTTTTTGTCTTAGCAGCCATATAAGTGTGTTATTGGGTTATGTTACCAGAAATTTTCATGAAGTTAAACATTCCTGTAGGACTTTAAGACTTCGGCTGCTTGGTTTTCTACTAGATATTTTGAATCGCGTGCGGCTGCTTCTCGGAGTTTTTCTGCTGCCCACGGGTTGTTTTCTTTGAGGTAGAAATAAGATCGGAACAAGCGACCACCTTCCGTGCTTACATTATTCAAGATCGCAGGGTTTTTCTCAATCTCATCAAATAATTGATGCACTGACTGCGGGTCATTTAATTTTTGCCCAGTGATTGACCTCATTGAATTTAGTCCTGTAACGACACTCTGGGCATATTCAGCATCAGCCGAAGTGTTGTAGGTCCCTCTTTTTAGCAAGTTATCTTGAATACCACCTGCGTTTTTCTGCTCGTAAATTTGTGGTTCTTTTTCTGATCCACTTGTATAAGAGTGGGCTAGCTCGTGAAAAAGAGTATTCCCACTATCCTTATCATCAATAGATCTCCCCGCGCCATCATAGGCATAATAAGGGGACGCAGAAGAATATAGTTCCTTGACTTCGCTGGCTTTTCTTTCGTCGCCATTTTTGGCTAAAGTGTTATATTGCTGGTTATCTCTGTATGCCTGTTTAAGATCTACTCCCCCGACTAAGTCACTTTTACGGTCGTAGTAAGCACCAGAAGAATCTGGCTTGACTGATTTATAAACCGCAATAGGTTTTTTTCTTTTATCAAACTCTATTAGCGGGTTTTTTTGCTCTGGGAACAAAGCATACTGCCCTTTCTTTAAACCATCAGGATCATCCCTTTCATAATTTGCACGCTGCTCCGCAACAAACTTTTCAGCACCACCTTCAATGTTTGTCAAATAAGAGTCCATGTAATCTCCGCGATTCTTCAGAACGCCCATGCCCAATTCTTCTTCCAACTCCGTGGGAGCAAGAAGGGTTGGCCTCGCTACTTTGTATTTCGGTTTACCTTCTGGGAAGATTGGTTCTCCTCGAACTCCGGTGTCCTTCGCCCCCTGCTGTCTAACGCGCTTTGCAAAAAAAACCGCTTCTTGCTTTGGTTTAGGCGCAGCGAGTCGGGTTTCGACAGCAGCAGCAAAAGTATTCTTATTGGGGTCTTTAGCCATATAAGTGTGTTATTGGGTTATGTTACCGGAAATTTTCAGCGCACGCTCTGCATCTTTCAACGAAAGGTCTTGGTCTGCCTTAGCTTGCTTGATCTGCATTTCGATCTGCGCTTTCTGCTGCGCGATCTGCATCTTAAGCTGGTGCTCTTGCATCTTCATCTCGGTTGGGGATGGGCCTGCTTGCTGCCCTTCTTGGGGTTGCCCCTCGGCTTGACCTGCCTCCATAGCCTTGCGCTGTTGTGCTTGCAGCTTGCGGTTAAAGTTGGTGATGACCTCCTGTGCAATTTGCAACAGTTGTTTTGATTCTGCAATCTGTGCCTTAGCCGACACATCAGCCGAAAGGTATTGCAGATGCTCAGCGCAATGTTGGTAGATAGCCTCAACCAATGGGAGAGCCTTCATCGGGTCCACCTCGCCGGAATCAATCCCAGCCACAAGTTGTTGCAGCAGGGGGTTGTGAATCCGCAAGTGCATTCCGTGTAGCTCACTATCGAGAACGGCTACGGGTTGGCCGGATTGCATTGCTTGATTTTCGAGCATCGCGATCTTCGCATCAACAGTCATTCGTGGCTCTGGATTTGCTGGCGCATAGCGATCAACAAGGTCACGACCAACCCGTTCCGAAGTGATGTCGCGGATCAGATTGCGGCGACCTACTTCATCGTAGCTTCCGGCAATCTGGTTAAGCTCACGAAGAGCAAGCAAGCGGTTGGCGGCAGAGCCAGCACCGATTGCCTTAACGGCGACAGTCTTATTGTGGTCAATTGATTTAATGACCTGCTCACTCACGCCGCGCTCGGCGCATCGGGCAAAGAAAGCCTTAGTGCGGTCATCGCGTCGAGGATTGCTCACAGCGCGTCGTACGACCTCCTTTAGTAGTCGGGCCCAGCTAGCGTAAAACAAATTGATTGTAGACCCCGTCAGGCGCGAAGAAACGGCAAGGTCGTGTTCAGTCTGTAGGTTGTTCCGGTACGGGCTGCTTTGGTTGCCATACGTCGATACCAAATCGACATTGGCGGAAAGCTGGCTTTGCAGGTCGCTCAAAGCCGGAATCATGTTCTGCGACAGATTCGGCGCGGCCTTCTCGATGACCTTCACGTTGGGCGAGAGGATCGAGTATGGGCCATACATCGTGAAGGATAGGTCTTCAAGCGCACGCTGCGTCTCCGGCTGGATCATTACCGCACCAGACATCATCGCGCTGTCAAGCATCTGGCAGCGGATGCGGTTGCTCGTCTGGACATGGTTGAAGATGCGATGCCCCAAACCACGAACCGAATGGTAGGTGCCGTTTGTGCCCACGCCGTAAGAGAACAGCACGTATGCTTGTTCAGGCTTCTCAAACATCCGTGTTTGTTTAAACATGAAGGACTTTGGGGTCTCTTCACAAAACATTAGTAAGGAAACAGAGCCATCAAACTCCCGGACCCACATGTGCACAACCTGAACGGTGGTGTTCTCAAGACCCGTATACAGGTCGTTGTTCTTCATCTCACGCTGGGTGCTCTCCCAGTCAGCATAGGTGTTGCTGCCGTTACGACCGGAAGTGCGGGCGTTCTTCATAATGGCCCGCTTGACTTCCTCAACGTCCCAGCCAACCCTCTCAGCGGCTTCAGGGTTCTTGATGAAGGCATAGAGTTCGTGGAGCAGATACTGGCGACGGGCACAGGCTACTTCGATATACTCCTCGGATGCGGGGGTTTGCCTCGGAATGAGGAAGTCACCCAATCCGCATACACGGAACTTCCAACTGTGTGGGTCTTCAAAGTAAGCAACGCCAACTCCGTGTTTGGTGAACTCAGTACACAGGCGAAGGTAGCTGCTGTGGAACTCAGGCCACTCGCGCAGCATTTGCGTAAGCTCTTCGGCAATGATGTCGTCGGAGTCCCGTCGCGTTGCCAATTCGCCCAGCTGTGTCTTGACATTCATCAGCTTATCCAACGATGTGTAGAGGTCAACATAAGCCGACATCGACACATCCAGATAGCGTTGGGCCTCACCGAAGTTTAGGTTGGTCCGGTTGCCTTGGCCCGTAGAATACAAGACGCGCTGGTCGTACGGGGGTGCGCCGTCAAACATAGCATCAGTGCGAGCGCGATTGCTTGATGCTTTCTCGTCAGCCTTTCGAAGGGTATCATAGATTGAGTTTGCGGCTTTGACATCACGAAGGCGCGATTCAGGTGGCGTTCCCGTTACAGGGTCAAGGTTGAGCAGGTCAAACTCGTTTAGACCGGAAGGAGTAGCGGGCGAATTTTGCGTCACAGAGAGAAACAATAGGGAGAGCTATCCCAAAAGTCAAGAAATTGTTTCCGCGTCCCCGAAGACGCTATTGACGAGTTTCTTGATGGGCAACCGACGACGCTTGCCGTCATCGTCCGTAAGCTGCACACACCATTGGTGGCCTCTCGGATGGATGACGGGAGTCACACGGTGGGTCAAGCCAGCAGTACGGCCTCTCGATGCAGGGAGAACGCGGAAGACAGTGCCGTCAAAGGCAATGGCATATTTCGAGTAGTTCGGGATTACGGTGAGTTCGGATGGGGTAGTCATGTCGAGGGGCAAAATAGGGGCAAAGGGCAGCTTGTCAATTTCTTTCTGAATTATTCTTCGGACTGGCTTGCGGCGACGGCGTATCGGAAACAGGTCAGAGACAAACCGCTCCTTCTTGGGTTTCTTATGTTTCACCCTAAGGTGATTCTGCTCATGGTATTTCGTAGTCTGGGTAAGTCGGAGAATATCAAATCTCTCTCGCGAAACCCAATACTCCGAATTGCGACAAGTGTTCCGATAACCCCAGAACACAAAACCGTCCCCTCGCGCATCGCCGTGTCGTAATCGCTTCGCTTCTTGCATGGGCAAGATCGTAGGGCGGAACCCAAACCCCGTCAAGTATTTCGTTCAATTAAAATTACAATGTGAATTAATGCTAGTGTATACTATATATATCTTTTCCCCTTTAGGTAATTCATATTAACTCATTAATTCAATTATTCAAAATTATATTGAATTATTGAATTATATTGAATAACACTAGTTTGAGAAACTCTTCAGATTTTCCTCCCGTGTAGTAAAGTCCATCCAAAACACCAAAAGTCCTCTCAAATAATTTCTGACTTACTAAATGGAGCCAGAATCCTGTATCCTGAAGCCGGAGTGGGGCGGTGCGATTGCGGTCCGCGAGACAGCCTCGCCTTGTTGAAATTCCTGCTCACTATTTTCAACAAGCTGACCCCTTCCTGCTAGATGTATGTTAGATCTAGCACAAAAAAGCGTGTGCCGACACCGACACACGCCCTAAAAAGCAAGTCTTATCTTGCAGTAATGCAACTTTTACCCCAATCGGGATGCCGGATTATGCAATTAGGGTACCGGATACAGGTTTCACGCACTTTTCGCGTCATTGTAGCGTAACCTCTTGCGTTCCAACAAGTTTTGCCGGTGTGTCAAGTAGTATTCTCGCTGATATTTTCGATTTTTCTCTTGCTTTTCTGGGTTTAGTTCCACATCGAGCTCCCTTTTCCGCCGCAGTTCGCCCTTTTTAGCGTTGTAGTACGCCTTCTGGTACTCCTTTCGAGCTTCCTTGTTCCTGTCGTAGTAGCTTTTATCCATATAATTTTACACGTAAGGGCTCTACTCTGCCTACTCCCCACCCTTTCGTCAACCTCAATTATTTTTTTCTCACGATAGTACCTATCGGTACCGAGCTCGCATAAAACACGGACCCCCACCCGTAGCCTGTATCCTCTATCCTGTATCCTGAACCCCTCTAACTGGTACCGGATACAGGATGCAGGGTTCTTGCTGCATGATCCAAGGGCGGGGCGCGGACGGGTCTATTCCCTAGTCTATGAAGCGGGGAAGTCCCTGCGGTTCTTATTCCGTCACTGCGGAATAAGACGACAATCAAATAACAAAACAAAAATAGACTGATATGAAAACAAATAATATCCAATTCGCCACGCTTGCACCACTCATGCTCGCCGTCCACAAGGGTGAGAGCAAACTCGTCGCCGCGCTCGTCACGCTGCGCAGTGACCACAAGGCGTTAGATGATAAGGAGTTCGCTGAGGCATTCATTGCCTTCGGAGAGGGGTTAGACTATTCGACCAAATGGTTAGGCGACATCCTCCGCGATGCCGGAATCCGGCGTCGGGCGGCGGGTGCCGGAAGAAAGCCCGCTTCTCCCGCTGAGAAGAAAGACAAACAAGCCGAGGCATTCACGGCGTGGCTTGCCGCTATGCCAAAGGATCTAACGGCGAAGCAAGTGAAGGCCGTCACCGCCAAGCTCGCCAAAGCCTAAGCCTAACCGGAATCCTGCATCCTGCATCCTTAATCCGTTCAACGGAATAAGGATGCAGGCTCATTGCCCATTGCCTTTAATCCGTTCACCGGAATAAGGGCATAGGGCAGTAAGTAACCTGCATTATACAATATGACATCAAATAGAATAGACAACGCAATACAAATCACCGCCGCAATCGTTTATCTCATGGCGAAGAACCCATCCGCATTGCGGGCGTTAGACAAGCCCATCCCCGTCTTAGGGCGCGGCTTGTGCTTATGGTTGCCGTCCCGCCTGTCCACCCTATCCTTCGACCTGCCGGCATTGGCGAAAGGAATCCGTCTGTAAGAAAGTCAAGACCGTCTTGACCTTTGCTGATTGCCCGTTGTCCTTATTCTGCTCAAACGGAATAAGGACATAGGGCAGTTCGTGTTGAACCGCAAGTGAGTCGTGTTACCTCACCAGTAAAGTAACAGCGTAACGTATGCCGAAGCGTTACAGGATACAGGCTATATAAACATATGAAAACAACACAAGAGTTAGTGAATGCGTTTGATGGAATGACTTGCCGCTTTGACGGCGTCCCGTTTGAGTTCGAGGTTAGCTATGGCAGGCAGCAGGCCGTAGTCTTCGCCGTCGAACTTGTCCAGACTATAGATGGCACACGCCATAGGGAGGAGGATTGCCATAGGGTGTTCAACTCATGCAGCAACCCGCGCAGCCGTTGGGCTGCGGCTATGTCCGACTGGCATACACAAGACCAGTTAGACCTCGCATTGGAAAATGGTGACGTTGAGTACTGCGACGAAGCGGATGTATACTCCGAGTCACGGTATACCGTTTACTGTGAGCATAGTGAGACGACAGAGCACCTTTCAGATGTGACCGCATACTGCGGGGAGTACTATCTGGATTCGGCAGACTTGCTGCGGGTGGATGGCGACGGTAATACCTTCTTAGAGGGTGACGAGGACTATTACTACTGTAGCGGCGGCGAGTGGTATCACGAATCCCGCTGTCACTATTGCCCTTCATCCGCCGAGCATGTATTTGGTGAAGAGTCCGAGTGCGAGGATTGCCAGCCACAGTCGCTGGATAGGGTGTTCCCTTACCATCGTAGCGGAATAAGCCCGAACATCTATAGCGACTTCAACGGCAGCGGCTTTGCCGTTGGCTTTGAGGTAGAGAAGACTAGTGTGATGGGGGCAGATTCCGAGGGCGACCGCATAGACGAAACCAATCTGTTCGCATACTGGGAAACCGATGCGTCATGCGGAATTGAGGGCATTACTCATGCCTATGATCCGCTTGACCCTGACAAGGTTGAGTCGTTCAGGGTTGACGTGAACGATGCGAGAGACTATATCAACGCCGATTGTGATTCAACCTGCGGCGGGCATATCAATATCAGTTCGACCAGCCACTCGCCGAGAGAGTTGATGAAGGGGTTCCGTGAGTATGCCCCGCTATGGTATGCGGTCTATCGTCACCGGCTAGTGAATAGCTACTGCCGGAATGACAAGAAGATTGAGCACGGCACCGATAAGTACTCGCCTGTCATTACGAAGTCCTTCGGGATTGAACTCCGCCTTCCGTCCCGTGTTCATAGTTGTGAGCAACTGATACGCCGATTCGAATGGGCTGGCGAGACATGCCGCGCCATCCGAGACGGCTTGACGTTCAACCAGTATGTCAAGTCGTGCCGCCAGCTACTGCTGAACGGGGCGTATGGGACCGACCGCATGAAGTATGCAAGGGTATTAAGACTGGCCCGCAAGTTCCGTGTCTGGATGCTCGACGGTGTTGCTGACCAATCCATCCAACAGTGGATCTAAACAACAAACCTTATTCCGTAACCAACGGAATAAGACCCCAACCTAAACAATAGAAAACAAATACATTATGTGCCTTATCATACACAATCCGAAAGCTAAACAAATCTCGCAAGAGATTCTCGACAACGCCCTATGCCTTAACCCTGACGGGTTCGGTATCTTCTTCCATGACACGAAGGAGATCATACATACGATGTCATGGGATGAGAGTTACGACCTGCTTGAAACAGGCAGGCCGTTCACAGCACACTTCAGGTATGCCACAAGCGGGCCTGTCACTGAAGCGAACTGTCACCCGTTCCCGATTGACGACACGTTCTCCCTCATGATGAACGGGACTATTGACAGGCTGGTATCTAAGAAGTCGGTCGATACGGTCGAGCTTTGCAAGATACTCAACGGACTAAGCGAGCCGAAGATCGTTGACATACTGACAACGTATGCGTGCCGCTTCGCCCTACTCAATCGCAGTAACGGACAAGTCACCATTATCAATAACGATCTGTGGGCTATCCGAGACGGCATTCATTACAGCAAGGCCAACTGCTTCCCAACAGAGAAGAGAAGTCTTTCCGCCGCTACATACAAGACAAGTTATAGTGGCGTAGAGGCGGATGAGGATGAGCAGTACGAAACATGGGAAGCGTGGGGTAAGTATGGGTGGGATGAACAGGATGACTGGTCTGACCCCATAACTGTCGTACCGGAACCCCCATCCGGCAAGCTCGTAAGTGTCGCCGTATACGGAACCCTTAAGAGCGGGCACGGCAATCACCGCCTGCTTGAGAGGAGCTATTGCCTAGGCGACGCATACACCGCTACCGCTTACCCTCTAGTGATCGACGGGTTGCCCTACCTGATTGACAGAAAGGGGGTTGGCAAGCGTGTGCGTGTCGAGGTCTACCGTGTGGATGAAGCAACCCTTGCCCGTCTGGATTCCTTAGAGGGGCATCCCGATTGGTATCAGCGCAAAGAGATACAGGTGCAACTCATTAAGGGTGGCACGGTAACCGCATGGGTTTACATGATACCGGATTCCCGTAGCGACACACACATGAACGATACCGGAATCTATTCCGACTGCTTCTAAGTCAAGACGGTCTTGACTAAACCACCTCAGAAATAATTGGAAATAAATTCTTGACGGCAAAAGCAAACTGAATTACAAGACTCTCCGGCAGGGTCCGACCCCCTGCCAACCCAACAAAACGAAACAAAAATAATATGACAACGAACAACATCAATCCAATCCGCCCATCCGAACTGCTGCCCCTTGCTGAGGCCGCGCTACTGGTGAACCGCTTCCTTATGATCGTAGGATCAGGGGGTGCGGGCAAGACCTCAATGGTCTGCAATGTCCTCGGCCCCGCTATGGGGCGTGAGGTGTGGGACGTTAACCTCAACGGTCAGGGCCCGCAGGAAACTGTCGGCTACCTTGTGCCTGACTCCGCTACAAGGGACGCATGGTTCTCCGCACCGGAAATCTGGCCGACCCTTGATCGAGTCGGTGACCGTCCGGTGCTCCTGTTCCTCGACGAGGTCAATGACTACGACCCCCAAGTCAGAGCCTTGCTCCGTAGCCTGTACCCTGCATCCGGTAACCGGAAGGTGGGGTCTCATACCTTAGGCACTAACGTCTTCGTTGTGTGTGCCACTAACCGTAGACAGGACGGAACCCGCTCCGCTGTGGAGGATGCCCCGTTCACCGAGCGATGCATCAAGGTGACGCTCGACCCCAACGTAACCGACTGGCTCGACTGGTATGACGGCGAAGCGAAGCTAGTGGCAAGCGGCTCACACGTTCCGGCATTCCTCCGCTTCGGCACGACAGGAGGCGATGGGCTTGACCACTTCAACCCGCCTGTCGTCATGCCCTACGACGGTGCACCGCATCCTTGTCCTCGGACATGGGAGGCAGTCGCACTGCTTGAGCCCATCCGTAAGTCAGCACAAGACATCTACCGTAAGGCGGTGAAGGGTAGCATTGGTGGCCGTGCCGCTTCAGCCTTCTTCGCATTCTTGCAGCACGTTGACAAGCTGCCTGACATCGCCGCCCTTCGTGCTAACCCTGACGGGTTCACAGTGCCGGATGATCCGGCCTCGCAGTTCGCTCTTGTCTCCGCTTGCTTGAGTCAGGCAACGAGGGGCGTGAAGGACATCCCGATTGCGGTGCACAGTGGCGGGTTCGACTGGCTTGTTACGCTACTGCTTAAATGCAGAGGCGACATCCGCGAGTTCGGTGCCCGTTCCGCTGAACGTAGGGGCATCCCGTTGAGTGAGCACCCTAAGTCCCATGCCTTGATCCTCGGATAAGTCAAGACCGTCTTGACTTTCCACTGCGTAGCTTACCGTATAGTTGAAGCGTTCATTAACAACAAAACAAAATAGACAGTAACATTATGACAACAACCAATACATCCCTGAACCTGAAGGTCGCTCAATCCCTTGTGCTCTGCCACTATGCGACGACAGCACCTGCAACCACCGCACTCAACCGCTCCGCTTCGGCCCGTGCAACCACATCAGCCGGAGCGGAGAAGGATGCGGCTCGCCTTTACAATACCATCCTTGCCGCTAAGGGCACGGCGGTAGGTAAGGCGATCAGCTTGCAGCAACGTACCGGAGTCGCGGTTCGCCGCTTCGGTATGCTCTGCCAGACTGGCGGGTTCTACCTCCGTGTGAAGGACGTGGGTGAAGTGCAGAACGTGTTCGATGATGCGATGGTGGAGCTCGATACGATTCGTGAGGACATCCTTGCTACGTATCCTGACCTGCTTAGCATTATCAAGGGCAGGCTTGCTGGCTTTGCCAACGAGGTCAGCATCCCCACTGCTACGGAAGTGGCGAGCAAGTTCACGATGCGCTTGTCCGTCATCAATCGTCCGGTGTCCGTCAACGAAGCAGTGCTCACTGGCTTAACCGAGGAGGTAGCTAATCGGGTAAGGGCAGACAGCCAACGTCAGATCGAAGAGGACTTCCGCGTATCCCATGCTGGCCCTGTTCGTGACCTCAAGAAAGTGATCGAGGACTTCACCGATGCGATGCGTAACGCCGACCGCCTGCACCTGACACAGTTTGACAAGCTGCGTGAGGAGGCAAAGCGTGTGAAGAATCTAAACTTCCTTGACCTGCCCGAGATCGATGAGGTAGTAAGACTTGCCGCCGATGCAGCGGCACTGCCAATCGGGATACCGACAAGAGATGAACGGGCAGTCATCGCCGCGAAAGCAGACAAGGCAATCAGCAAAGCGGACGAGACGCTCGCAGCATTAGGACTGTAACCTGTAACCTGTAACGGGAGGTCCGACCCCTCCCCCACCTAACCTAAATAAAAATATATGAAATCAAATACAATAGATCCAACATCGTTTCCTTCGGAACATCCGCTTGCCGCTGCCATGCGTAGCGTCAGTCGCCACTGGTTCCTCGCATACAGCAAGCTCATGTCGATGGAGTGGGAGTGGTCAACCGCTATCCCATACGGGGCAACGGATGGTCGCCGCCTGCTGCTCAACAAGGAGGGCATCGCCAAGCTATGCCGCCAACCCAACCCTTCGGGACTCATTGCCTTCTTGCTGGTGCATGAGGCACTGCACGCCCTATTGGGCCACGGCTGGAGACTGGCTAAGCTGAAGGACTCCACGCTTGCCAACGTCGCAGCGGACTACGTCATCAATGCGATGATCGCGATGCGTAACCGTGAGCTCAAGCGGGAGGTGTTCCCCTTCATCGAAGGTGTGCTACTCGACGAAGCCCTGTCCGGTGACAAGTCCGCTGAGCAACTCTACCGTGAGTTGACTAAGCCGCAACCCCCTGAACCAGAACCAGAACCTAATCCAGAACAAACCAATGAAGATACATGCCAAGACCCCGACGATACCGACGACGATACCGACGATGAGCAAGCAGATGATGGCGACGAGGATAAGGATTCTGAAGGGCAAGAGGACACGCCTTCCGAATCAGGAGAAGAGGAGCAAGACTCTGATAGCGGTGAGGATACAGGGAGTGACGATGCTGATGATGGATCGGGTAGTTCCCCCGATGACGATGACCTGTCCGACTTCGTAGGTACTGGCTCGCCAGACAACATCGAACCGGAAGCAGAGGATGGTGAGACACAAGCCGAAGCAATCGACAAGATTGAGGAGGACAACGACCGTATCCTAATAGCTGACGAGATTGATAGGAGACAGCAAGCGAGCGGCGGATCTACCGGACAACGTGTCGGTAGCCAGCGTGGCTACGGCTCGACGTTAGGTTGGCCCGACCTGCTGCGTGAGTGGCTCACCAATCGTTCACGCTGCGGATGGGACGCGCCGTTCAATGCTCCGGTCTATTCCACAACAGGAGTAGTGGGTGCAGGCAGGCGTAACAAGAAGGCAGGTGAGATCGTGCTGGTGCTTGATACCTCCGGCTCAATCGGACAGCGCACGTATGACCGCTTCCTGCAAGAAGCGCAGTGCATCCTCGACGAGCTCAAGCCGGAGCGTCTGCACCTACTGTCTGTGTCCCATGTCGTAGCCGATGTCGTCTCTCTTGAGACAGGCGACACAGTGCCTGACAGGCTGAAGGGTGGGGGTGGCACAGCGTTCAAGCCCGCCTTCGACTGGGTAGCCGAACACGTTTACGACATGGATGTCATGGTGTACCTGACTGACGGGTGGTCAAGCGACCTGACATCACTGCCACAAGTAGACTTCCCCCTGCTCTGGCTAACCACTCAGCGGCCCGCCTCTGACTTCAAGGTCGGCACTGCTCTTGCCATCACCGAACTGTAAACAAACCACTGCGTAGCTTACCGCATAGCTGGAGCACCAACACTAAAAAATATAATACTATGGAAAAACTTAAGAGAAACTTTACAGATAAATATAAGATCAATAGCGAAGAAGAAATCACGCAAGACATCTTGCAGTGGCAGAGAGATATCGTGAACGGAGATGACTCCGCTGTTCGCCTTACTGACTTTGTTATTAGTATGTTTAAGGCACAAAAAAATTGCGGCGGGCTAGACTCATATGTTGTTAAGGTACAAGGCTATCAAGTTGTATTCTTACAACGTGGATGGGTGGGACCCTTATCAATATACTCTCCGCTAGCTAAGCAATTGCTGGGGGCCAATGACCCGTTCCGATTATACAGCCGCACCCCTTCACCACTACTTACTACCTACTTGGTATCAGTGCCTACTGTGTCAATTGCATACGGCATTGATACAGTAGGCATAGACCCCCTCGATGATGATATGACAAAGCGACTAATGATTGCGGGTAGGTCACAAGACAATTCGTTTATAGGCCTTTGCTATAATAGAAGGAACACCCTTGCATCCACCAATCTCATTAGATGGGTGTGCGAGCGCACGACCATTGATAATCCCCTGCTCGCTATGGTAAAACTAATCAATTCGTTTAATGTCGAGGAGCGTAAACGCATACTAGATATATACGATACCTATGGGACCATCGACACAATAGTAGGTGACGCTTTAAATCACCTTGACAAGTTCCGCACGCTCTGATCCCATCAACTCCCACCCAACCATAACAATATGAACAACACAAAAACAAAATATACTCAACTTGACGCAGGCCATACGGTCATCAACGTGTGCTGCGAAGAAGGCAGACACGGCTTGACGGTAACGGCATACATCAACGGGCTGTCAGTCAAGTCCCCCGCATTGAAGCTAGCCCGTGTTGTCCGTGTCTTTGTTGATACGGTCATCACAGCATGTGACTTCCCCAATGACGGGTTCTCCGACAGCCACATGGCTAGACTGAGCGATGAGCTTGAGTGCTACATCGACGGGGCTATCAAGCTTGATGAACTCAACGACTAATAAATATAATACAATGAAGATAACGAAAGCACACCATAACAATAGTCAGATACACAGCATACCGTTTAAGGATACGGGCCACCACCATACCGCCGACCTTAACTGCGCGTGTGGTATACAGCTTGAGATGAACAACGGACACATCATGGTTGGGCATGATCGACACGACGGGCGCAGTAACAAGTGGACCGTTAAGGTAAACAACTTCGGCACTAAACTAAAACTCAAATGACTACAAAGAAACTAGATTCCTTTACGTCTTCAATTGCTAGCAAGAAGACTTACGCATCGCCCCACCAGAAGTTTGCAGAGAAAAGCCAGATGATGCGTTGGTTCAACGAGCGATCAACCAAAGAACTCAAGGCAATGCAGGCAGCACTACTCACAATGCAAGCAGCTAGAGGAGGGGCAAAGTAATGGGCATACTTTGCTTCCTCCTTATCGGGGGCTGGTTCCTGTGGATTGTAGTTTGTTTCCTATTGGATATAGTTAACTACTTAATAAGTCGTTAAGGATTGGTCAGCTTTATTGCTCACAACTCTGACGACCTCATCAATTAGGGGGTTGGGATCTTGTTCCCCGCCCCTTTCTTTGTTCTGAATTAGTTTGTTAAACCACGCAGCGTTTGGAATCCAAGGGCTATTGCGGCCCATGAGTGCATTGGATAGGCGCAACTCACTGATGCGAACCTTGTCACCAGTAAGCAACAAGCTCTCTTCGGTTGACCCCATCGACTTCATGTTCTGCATGAAGTTATACAAGCGTTTCTGAGTAGTGTTCGAAGCCGTCTGGTGTTTGTCTATTAGTGCTTCAGCCTCCTTCGGGTCAAAGGCTTTCGCGGCAGACAGCGGACTGAGCATAGATACATTCTCATCCATCGTAGTCTTGATCTTATTCATTGCCCTGTACTCAATGTCCGAAAGTTTATGGACCATAGGTCTTGCACCTGTAAGTTCTCCAGCAATAAGCAACGTCGCATCTTGCTGCCCGTAACGTAATATATCTTTTAGTTTTTTATACGCCGAGGGCTGGAAGGCGTTCTTACCTACGTAACTACTAAGCTTCACGAAAGAAGCCAGGGCATTATCAGATTGCATTACGATTGGATTACCAAAATCGTCTGTGTTGTTGGCGGCTTCAATGAGAGTACCCGCTGCGATCTGTGTGCCAATAAGATCCTTGACTAGATACTGTGCGATGCCCTTAGCGTCACCGCCTAGACCGAGTTTAAACACATCAGTAAGCTGACTGTAGGGTAGGATGTTTGATAGGTCAATGACCTGAACCCCATCCTTGCCAACCAATCGGGCGAACACACCGTGGTTCCTCTGCCACTCAGGCAGTCCTTCGCGTAGGGCACCCATCTCATCACGACTAAGCACCCGACCTAGTTGTTTATCCTTGTCTTCGTCGTCGCCGGAACCAGCAAGCAGAGTAAACAAAGTCCCGAACACAAGACCGAAAGCAGTGCCCCCTCCTAATATGGTAGAGGAGAAACCGACTAGGCGTTTAATGCCGCGAGCTTTAATTGTTGCGTTACCGGAATTGATTTCTTCCATTGCAAGGGGCACCGTGTTGAACATCGTGCGAAGAACTTCTGACTTCCATCGAATGAACGGAAGCACAAGCATTGCAAAGGGTGACCTGTTGAAGGACTTAACAAGGCTTGCCTGATCGGAGTGGGTTGGGAACGTAAGCTTAACCTTACGAGCGGCCATTACTTCCAACTTGCCTAGTGATTCTGTGTCACCGTATGCTGCTTTAAGGGTATCAAGCTCATACATATATGCATTAATCTTGAACGCGCTATCGATGATGTTGTTGAAACCAGCAAGGATATCAACAACAGATCCCGCCTTGCTAAGAACTTCCTTCTTGATGTTCAGCTTCTTGGCAATCTTGTCAATGTTACCGGAAGCCTGCGCCTCCACAATATCATTAAGTAGTTCCTCAAGTTGCTCATCAGTAGTGGCCGCAAATCCACGGAACATATCCATTGCCATACGCCCGCGAGTTTCATCGCGCACGATCTGAAGTTCGGTCAGCCTTCGGATAGCGTCCCGTGTTTCTTGAGAGTCCGAGGCCAGTAGGTTTGCTCTGATGGCAAGTTTTGCTGCCTCCCTCATGTAGATGGGGTTGATGATTCCTTGAGCAGTAGAGAGGGCCATACCACCTAAGATGTTACGAGGATAGAAACCAACAGAACCTAGGGTCTGCGTTACTACGGACACGCCGGATACCTTAGACACCATTCGGCCAAAGTTATTCATTATCTCCATCGAGCGTGTTTCTTGATCCCTGTTCTTTGGTCCGAGTTCTTGTCTGATGGCGGCGGCTACATCACTACGAACGTATAGTCCAGCGAGGTCACCTAGCTCCGCGTTCTCACTGGGGGGAAACAGTAGCACCATCCCATCCTTCGGTTCCTTGCTCGCGAGTTCAGATTTAATGGCTTGCCTTGCAAAGCCACGAAGGAACCTATCGTTGGCGGCGAGTCGTCCGACACTATAGATAGTACGCACTGCGTTCTCAAACGGGTCGGTTACCTCACCTAAGAGTTCACGAAGGGGCTCATCGAAGTCTTTCTTGCGGAGTAGGCGATTAACATCACGCTTGATCGTGTTCATCGTGCCGCTTTCCTTCGATTGCTTAGCTTCGGTATCGAGCTTAATCAAGTACTTGTCTAGGGCCTCAAGGGTCTTGCGTGCAACTTGATCTTCAGTCAACGTCTGACCTTCGTTCTTTGCGTCGTTAAGAACCTCCCACTCAAAGTGAGTAGCAGCAGCGGCGCGTAGCTTACTGAAGTCAACGGTCTTGCCATCGATTTCGATGACTCCACCACTCTTCGCGGCCAGTGACCAGCCCTCTGTTGTGAAGTAGCTGAAGGTACGTGTGAGGTACACATCATTGGTGTCATCAAAATTAATGATAGCTTTTACCTTATTGATTTCTTGGCGGAACTCAACGAGGTAATCTACTAACGCACTAAATCCTTTGGCCCTAAGCTGATCCTCTACAGCTTTCTGGTTCTTGCGGAACTCCGCATAGAACTGGTCAGCAATTGGTTGGGTGAGTTTCTCCTCATAGTCTTCGGCCATCCGCTCAAGATTTGGGTCTTCAGCATTGTCCGCTTTGAACTGGCGCACTTGACGTTGCAGTTCCTTGCGTGCCTCGCCTTGTACAGCAGGAGCAGTAGTACCTAAGATGGTTCCGATGTCGTCAATAGCAACACCCGCATTGAGTGCCGCGTCCCTTAGCTTGGGATACTTCTTGGCAAAGTCCCACATTGTATACTCAATGTTTGATATTGTGCCGTCGCGTTGACTTACGTATTTACGTAACTCAAGGGGCATATCATACATCTTTTGTGTTGCTTTCTCCCAGAAGGCGGCGACCTTCGACGGATTGGTGGAGGCAATAGGCAAATCAAATTCGGTGCGGTCCTCCTGTCCCTCAACGACGTTGCCTTCGACGGCATTGATGAAGTGCGTTACGTCGCCCATCTCGCCTGCCGTTGATGGCTCAGGAGCAGGCAGTACGCCGCCGTTACGCAATGAGCGGAACTCACGCGATGCCATTGAGATCTTAGCGGCGGTACTTGCTGTAGGGTTGATGGCAAACTGAGCTTTTAGTTTAGTCATGAACGCTCTTACTGCTTCGACGAACTTAGCAAGTAGCGACGGGTTCGTGCGAAGGAATGAGAGGTTCTCCTCACGCGAACGACCGACAGCGATGCGTGTCATCTCGGAGCGTACCCATTCGGCGGCGATGTCGGACTCCCTCAACGCTCCTGATTCCAGATCAGCGGCGATCATTGCCTGACGTTTCGCGAAGTCAGACTCCGAGTTAGAGTAGAGCATATCCGCAACAAGGTTACGCATACTCTCACCCATGCCTGCTGCGATACTTACGAAGTCGTCTTCGGTGAAAGTCCTGTATGATGCTAAGTGCGCTAGCTCTTCGTCAACGAATGTGCGTACGGCAGAGCGTGCGTTAGCGGGAGTCAGGTTGTATACAAGATCGTTGACCGTATCTGGGTTCACGATAATTGAATTAGGTCTTGTGCGTCGTGCGCCCAACTGACCCAACATTGTGTTGTCAAACTCAAGCGTGATACCCTCAGGCAAGATGCGTTGGATCTCGCTGATTGCATCTACGGTACCTTGCCCTTTGCCTTCGCTGCCTCTGACGTAGAGGGTACGATCTACTTCAGTAAATGCTTTACGTGCTTTTTCAATTTGCTCTTCAGGGGCAAAGGCTTCGATGTACGCTTTGATGAATCTCGATGCAGCAACGCGGTGTTCAACGTCTGATGATCTGAGAGATGGTGCTAGTGCTTTATACAGGCTAGCAAGACCCGCTTCAAAATCCTCCCCACGTCCCATAATTGGCATTGCTACAGACAAGTCAATGCGGCTTTTAGGGGTGTCCTGACCCATGTCCATCATAGGGTATGGTCCAGTAAAGAAGAAAGTCTGCGGCAACAGGCTTAGATTAAACTCATTTACTTCTAACTGAGTAAGGTTCCCTCTTCTAAGACGCGCCATGCGGTCCTCAAATCTTTGGTTGAGGGCCGCTACATCTACACCAGCACGCTTAATGATTCCGTTAATCTCATTACGCCATGCGTCCTCGATACGGGTAATTTCTTGGACAGGTTTAATCCCCTTCCATGCATCAGCTTCATCTGGATCTGGCTCATCTAATTTATCAACCGCAATATCTACGTTAGTTTCAAACTCTTGGATCGCAGCCTTACGAAGAGATGCCCAACGGCTACGCTCTTCGGGAGTGAAGCGCACCTGTGCATCAATCTCTTCTGTATTCGATAGTAGCGTAATAGGTTTAGCGCGACCCCCTGCAAAAAGAATAGTGTCACTATCTTCCGCTACATTACGGAGAGTCTGCTGGATCTTCTGTGCGGACTTGAGTCTCGTAATGTTCGATGCCTTGGCGTTCTCCGATGGCTCGTTACGTAGCGTGCTTGCCCAACGTGCGTCCATGTTGAACGTGTTGGAGTGAGCGAGCGACATCTTCGTGAAGTCAAGAAGCTCATCAATTGCGTTGGAGGTCTGCTGTCTCGACTTCGGTTCAAAGCCAAAGATCGAAAGGACTGCATCAATCATACGGCGAATGATCGTGCGCTCTTGTGGTTTGGTAAGACCATTAAGGAGCGACATGAATTCCGGCGCAGTAAGTGCATACGTGACAAACTCTTCTACAGTGGACAGACCCAACTGCATAGTCGGGTCAGTATCAGTTCCTTTCTTCACGGCAGCGGCCAATGCGAAGTTGCGGATCTGTTCAAGACGTTGCACCGCCACACGTTGCTGTGCTGTCGTTGGGTTGTTAATAACCCGAACAGTGGCAGCATGAATCAGTTCGTGTAGCAATACGTCGGCAAGGCCGCGCCCGTTGTGCTCACTAAGGTTGAGTAGAATCGTGTTATTGGACTTGTCATATAGACCCGCAAAGCCCGCTTGCATATCAACAATGCCGATGTTTACCGAACGAATGAGGTCGGGTGCTGCACTCAGGATCGATACGATGGCTTGCTGTTGTGCTGTACCCCTATTGCTCAACACGGATAGTGCTCTAAGGATACTGTCAGAGTCTCCCGATACGAGACCCAACTCATTCATCATCCTTGTGTTCTCCTGACGGGCAGCTTCCCTGAGCGAGGGGTCGAGGGTGGACAGAGCGAAGTCAATTGACTTCCGATTAGTGGGGCGGGCGGGTGAGATAGCCTGAGCAAATAGACGTACGCTCTCATCAATTTCTGCTTGTGGTCTCGGTGTGGTCTCCTCCTCAAAGAACTCAGGACGAACAACGTCAACAGGATCTACGTATGTTGTAAGTAGGCCAGAGTTAAATATGCCAACACCGTTTGCAACCAAAGCCGCACGAAGGTTTTCTTTTTGTTGTGCAGCGAAAGCGTCATAGTCTTGCTTAACCTTAAGTGACGTATTGTATTTATCAACTCGGCTCCGCTGCTCTAATGTAAGATCCGCTTTAAACTTAAGGGCAGCAGGATGATTAGCGGTAGCGACGGCAAGGCTCTTCCATTCAGGAAGCCCCATTAAATACTCAACGTGCTTGATCTCGTTGTCAACAACACTTTTAGACTTGTCCGAAAGTCTACTAATGTAATCACGATTATCATTAAGCTGTTGCAGGCTAGATTCAATATCGTTAATCACATTGTCAAGCACCGTGGCTCCGTTGCCAACAGCTTTATTGATACGATCAATCTCCTTTTGCTTAAGTGAAATAGAGCTATTCAAACCATCAATAACGAATTGGCCATTGAAGGTAATATGATACTTCAAGCTATTCAACTCGTCGTACTTTTGACTAAAGATTGTTTTTTCATCTGAGTCATCAGGAAGGCGCGGGTCGGCTAGTGCTTTAACGTATTTTTTAATTTGTCTGTCAATTCTTGACAGATCTTTATTGCGTCCCTTCTGCCCAGCTTTTTGTAGCTTCTCGTAGTTGGAAAGTTTAACCTCTAGGGAACTAATTTCATCAGCAATTGTGGCTATTTGCTCTCTAGTGAAGTCAGAAATAACACTACTCACCGTTGCACTATTAGTCCAGAAATCATTCTTTGCTAGCTCAAGTACGTTCTCTCCTGCTTCAGGTTGGATGACAGCCTTTAGCATTTTGAACCCACTGGAAATGTGATTACGCGCCTCTTCAATAGTCTGAAGTGCAATAGCTTTCTCTTCTCCCAGCTTGACAATAGTATCCGCAACCCTAGCTAGAGCTACGTTCTTGTTAGCCTCGTAGGCTTCCGCTTCTTCAATTGTGGTAACATACCCACCCGTAGCTTCGGCAGCACTAACTTCTTTAGCTTTCTCTCTAATAACGAATCCGACTGGGGACGCGTTAGGTGGGGTTGGTGGTGCCGCTGGTGCTTTACTTATACGCTCGGCGGGCGCACGCAGAGGAACTCGTTTACCTTCGATCATTACAGGGGGTAGCCAGCCCTTCAGAATCATAAGACCCGCTGCTCTCTGCCCCACTTCTGTTTCAGACAACTGGGACATGACGATACCAGCATACCCATTATTAGTCTTGAACAATGCATCGTCACTAATTTTCTTTGACAACACATTAATAAGAAACTCATCTGATATCTTTGCGAGTTCTGCTGGGGTATCCAACCCAACCATTTTCGCAATGTCCCTAAACGTCTTTCCTAGTTCTTTATCACCTTTGACAGCGGCCATTAGCTCGGAAGCGAGCATAGAACCTCGGTCGTTGAACACATGGCCATTCGCGGACACTAAGATTTCGAAAAGCTCATTGAAAGAATTATCCGTATAGTCGCTTAGGGATAGGCCCATTTCTTTTTGTCGTTGGGTAGCGTCCAAAAGGATCTGCCAATCCGGCCTTGCGCCAGCACCAATTAACTCTGAGAACTCAAAGTCCCCACCGAAGGCCTCTTCGATAGCGTCGATACTTATTGAGGGGAGTTCTTCTGCTTCAGCTCTTTCACGCTTTGCGTGCTTGTTGGCAATTGTGGAGAAATCTTTTCCAAGAACCTTTACGGTTTTGTCACCAATCGCTTTGGTCCTTACGAGATACTCTCTAGGGTTGGGTACCGTAAAGAAACTACCCTGAATACTAGTAGCATTCTGAAACAGGTACATACCGTAACCTGTCATTATGGAAGTTGGATCGCCGCCGCCAAAACCAATATCCATTTTGACAATGTTTTTAGCAATGGTCGCGTCATCCAAACCGTTAAACATCTCTCTCACATAGCGAGAAAGGTTTGTACCCTTTACTGCATCTGTAAGATTACCGGAATCTTCTTTAATCAAGAGACGACGAAGTTCTTTTGGCAGATCGCTAAAATTAATATCACTGCTGTTACCTCCTAGTGCTCTTGTGATTAACTCTTGTCCTTCTTGCGACTTGATTTTATTCTTCCAATCAAGGGAGCCGATTACTTTAGTGACTATGTGGCGAGCCAGAAGGAACTCATTAAGCTGAGAGGTAAAGTCTATGAGCGCGTCACTTGCCGCGTCCTCAATCCCTTTAGTTGTAAGCGGTAATTTAGCATCCGGCGTTGGGCTGAAGGCGTTTGAATATAGGAACCTTTTAGCCCCGTCGAATACGGTTTGAATTAGGCCCGATGTGCGAGACTCGTAGTCTCTATTAATCATGGGGGGCACCATATTATTAACGAGCAACTCAGCGCGAGCGTCGTATTTAGTAGCCCTAGTTTTATCAATAGGCTCTTCCCCGCTGTTGCGTCGGGTGTCGAGCTTGCTACGGAACTGCCCCATTGGGACGAAGCTATCTCTGAGTGGTTCGTAGTACCCGTCCACAGTAACGCCGTCTTGAGCTACATGGATGGCGGGGTTTAAGACTCCTTTGAAGTTTGGGGGTATTACAATATGTAAACCCCTAGCAATTTGTGCGCGTGTGATTTCAATGTCGTTGGTAAACACCCCAAAGGTTTTTGTCTCACCATTAATTTCGTATACAGTGACTGGATAAAATAGGTCAGTGACGTCCTGAGAACGAACCATGTCATAAGAATCTCTACCGATCTTGTACTTAGGAACATCCTTAACTTGTTTCTTTAGCTCAGCAATTTCCTTGCTCAGTACAGCAATCTTATCACTAGCATCGTATCCTTTGGCTTCTGCCTTTGTTTTTATGTTTGATAACTCAACCTGCTTAGAGCGGAGTTGGGCTTCCAACTTAGGGTTTACCTTTGTGCCTTGGGGCCCTTCGGCTTTATACTGGATTGATCCCAAAGGTGGGTATGCCTTATGGACGCGCTCACGAAGCAGATTATTCTTATCCCTAATGTAAGAGTTTGGTCTAGCTACTTCTTGGCCTTCCTCTGTAACCTGTTCTACAACAGCCTCAGAAAAGGCTGGTCGTTTAATAAGTCCATTGGATGTAGTGTACATACTAGTTGCCGCTGCAATAGTTGCACCCGTTGTTGGTAGGTTTACCACTTGCCCTGCTCCAACAAGCAAATTGAATAGGGCTTCTTCTTGTGTTCCGCTACGGAATCTGTCAGCTGGATAGTCTACCGCCGTAGTTTTAAATGCCAGTGATGGTTCGATGATCTTGCCGAACTGTGCCCTACTTCCTGATACCGGAGTAAACCCACCCTTACCGAAGATGGACACCGAGATCTGGTCAATCATCTCACTCCGTAGATCTTCTTGTAGGTCATTACGGCTTTTGATTTCTCCGACCAAAGAAGTGAGTTCTTCTTTAATAGCATTATTGGCACCAGCACGGAGGGCTTTAAGCTCATCTTTAACGCGTGCCTGATCTGTTTTGCTTCTCTTAAGGAGCGTGACCCTACTATTAAGTTCGTTAAATTTATTAACGTAGTCGTTAACCAGATTTAAAAAGCCAGTGACGCGTTCGTCTAGGGGGGCCTCAGGCTCAGCTTCCTCTTCGGACTCGGGCTCAAGCTCTGGCGTTTTGTTCGTGGCCTTAGCCGCGAGCTTCTCCTGCTTGATAAACTCCTTGGCCTTTACTTCATTCTGTGCGAGCTTCTTCTGGATCTCCTTAGAGGACACATCAACACTGCCCAATGGGAAGTAAATCACATTGCCGTCGGCATCAGTAAACTCAATCTCACGCTCTACTGGGAAATATTTGAATCCTGTAAGGGTCATCCTTGTCAAGGATTCGCCAGCCCCTTCGGCTTCTAGTCCCGCAACAATATCTACGGTCTTCAGCTTACCCTTTGAGATCAGGTAATGCAGGGTGTTGGTTACAGGATAGGGTTTGGGTTCTGGTTTTTGGAGTTGTTGTGTAACTCTAAAGTCCTCGTTCTCAAGCTCCTGTTTAATCAAATCGATATCGCGCTCGTCAATAAACTCGCGTGCAATATCGATGCGACTAAGGAGGTTGCTGTAGAAACTAAGAGTCTGCGACCTGACCTTGTCAGACACTTGGTTATCTTCATCGTTAGCAAATGAGATAATGTCATCAGCCATATCTCTAACGGCTTCAAGCGTATCGTAGTCGAGATCACCGAAAGCAATAGTGGAACCAATCTTATTACGAAGCGGAGCGGCCAAGATTCGTTTGGTTGCCTCCGCTACATTTGGATTAACATCATACGCATTACGGATTAGATCCAGCTTGGCATTCCACTCTACATCGGTGGAGTTATAACGTGCCTGTTCATCGGGGCTAAGTGCCCCCATTTGAATTGTCTCGGAATCATAATTGCGCCGTGCTTTTTGAAGACCCTTCAAGCGGTCTTGAAGTCGCTCCCGTCTTACATCGTTAATGCTCGGGTCTTTGATTTTCTCTTTAAGATCTGCAATCTCCGAATCAAAGCGATCAAACACAGCTTGTGTGGCTTGTTGTTCTGGTGTTCGGTCAAGGTCAAACTCCATCTGACCCTCAGTACCCTTAGCTGCCTCTTCTTCAACTGGGGGTTCGGTGTCTTTGATTTCTCCTTCAGCGAAGGAGAACTGTTGTTGTCCTTCAGGGGCTGGTGCTTGTGTTGACACATCGATACCATACTCCTTTGCAAAGGCACGAAGGATGAACGCACCAGTTAATGATACGGGCATCGAGATCTTGCCGTTCTTGAGGGAGACCGCATCTTTGATTGTGATCGACCGAACAACACCTTCATCGTCGCGCAAAACTGTAAAGCGGTCATCTACTGTTACGCCGTCTGCCAGCGGCCTTGCTGCGAACTTTTCTTTAGTGGAGCCAACAAGAAAATAAGGAGTGCCTGCTTTTACCCCGAACACATCATCCCCTGTACGCATAAGCGTTGGGTACTTAGTAATATAACCTTCGGCTTTCTGTAGCCTAGGCCCCAAGCCCATGTGCGTAACTGGATCGCCACCTTTTTGTTTGTAGGGTTTATCCAATTTGAGTCTGACGTTCTCTCCGTCGTCAGCCATTTCAAGTGTCCCTGAAAACTGCCCAACAGAAACAGACTCGCCAATAAGATCATTTAGGAAGGTGGTTGTTTCCGGTTGTTCTACTGCTGCTTCTTTTGGTTTACCAAAGAAAGCCTGTAGGAACGTATCAATAGGCACGACAGGTTTCTCTTTAACATTGGCAGTTGCTTCTGTTTCTTTAGCCTTAGCTGCGGTCGTCTGAGCCAGAACGTCTGCTTGAGTGGCTGCGTTCGCTTTTGCGCGAGCGTCATCCATCATGCGCTCCACGAAGTCCGCTGTAACACCACTATTGTTTTTGCGTAGATCCTTAACAACATTGTCGAGGGCGGATGCACGACCCTCATAGACCAGTGCCATCTCGGATTTTTTAACTTTACCGAACTGCGTGGCCCCGCCCATCGCCCCGCCCATTGTTCCACCAATAAGACCTGCGGTAAACACTTGCGATACCCTCTGGGCTAAGGGTGTCTCTTTGTCGAGGGACGCGTCCTCCAGCTTCATTTGGATTCCTTGATCCATCGCTTCTTCAATAGACTCGTTCAATCCACCTTTAAGTGTGGTGCGTAACCAGTTCTTATATGTACTACCAATTGCACCACGCATCGCCTTCTGGAAAGTAGCATCCGACACAATGCGGCTTTCATTCTTCAGGTTTTCGTAGACCTGTTTAGCCTGACGATAATTCATCTTATCTACAGGAACCACCTTCGCGCCGGAAGCGAGTATAGACTCATCAGTCTCGCCCGCAAGCATCGCACGCACACGCTTCGTTGCAATTTCTTCAACACCACCGCGACCTAAGAAACCCATGCCAGCAGTGATAACCCCAGTAGAGAGGCCAGCAGCCAAAGAGTAACCCAACGCGTTCTTGTGCTTTTCTTCGTGACTCAGCGTGTCAGGTAACTGACTGTAGAGCGAACCGTAAGTAGAAGAAGCAGACCGGACAAAGGCAGTTGTGAATACAGGAGCTTGTTCTGCAAAATTGGTTGCCAAACTTGCGCCGATTTTTTGAATTGCGCTGCCAATATTAGCTTCTCCCCCTGCGACTGCTGCCCCCCTATAGGCTAGTGTTGCAGCCTCATCAACATTTGATAGTGCAAACTTAGTGGAAGCCCGTAGTAGCGAACGGGAAGAAAGGCTTGCCGTTTTAACAAGGGTCTTCGCCCCAGCAAAAAGACCACCTGTGCCAATAGTGAGACCAATATCCGCAGCAACTTGGGGGACTGCATTGATAATTTGGAAACCGACACCGAACTCGTCACCAAAAAGACGAGAGTATTCTTCGCGACGAGCTTGATCTTTGGCTAGGCCCCCTAAATATTTTGCCGCCCATTCATTACCACTCAGGGCTGCAATCCCCACAGGGATTTCAGCAACGGTTTTCCACGCGCTCTTGCCGAACTGCTCAAGGCGTGCGTTAAACCCGTCATAGTTTTGGGGGGTGGACACCCACTGCTCAATAAATTGTTCGTTACTTAGTCCACTAGCTTTAGCTTTGGCTAGAGCACCAACTGCTTCCGGCTCCTCTTCAAGGATAACCCGCAGTAGTTCTGGTGCGCTTCGTGTCAGTAGTACCTTACGCTCGGCGCGGGCTTGTGTCTGCTGTTCAGCATTAAGTGGGGCGGCTGTAACGGCTGTCTCGAAAAGCTGTTTGTTGGCGAGCAGTTGGGGTGCAATAATAATGTTACCCATCGAGTCCGATGAGACCCCCGACTCAGGCCGATCCGCACGGTAGGGTGCTCCCGCTGCCGTTGTGGTTAGGTCTGCACTGAACTTTTCAATTTCCTCGGCGGAAAACTTTTTACGTATTTCGTCGTTTTCGGCAAGAGCATCGGAGACTTTGGTTTCCGGTTTGAATGCTGGTGCTACATCCTCCTCGCCTGTTACGAAGTCCCCCGCGAACTCTACGACATCAGCGAGCTTAAGGAATGGGTAGGCAACCGCCGTCTTAACCCCCTCCCAAACAGACTCTCCAGTGGTGCGCTGCTCCGCAAGTTTTTCCTCACGTGTCTTGCTTGCTGAAGATTCAATAAGGTCGCCTAGGTCTTTATCGGTTTTGGCGAGTGTGCTGACAGTGCGGCGAAACATTTCATATCTGAAGTTTTCAGATGTGTTGCTTAGACCCCCATTAATGGGGCTAACCGCTTTATCAACACGGTATAGATCCGACGGGGAGAGGGCACCGGATGCAAGTAGCGAGTCCACCTCGCCTTTAATGCTATCTGGTTTTGCTGTTGGTCCGGTATATAGCGAGCGACCGCCGTCGTCTTCATCAATGGCCGCAACACTGTATTCTCCACGATCAACGGCAGACATCTTGGCTCTTTTGATAAGAGCCGTATCGGAAAGCAGTTCATCCACAAGGGGCTGTAAATCAGATGGCTGGTCTGGTGCAGCTTGTTTAAATGCTAGATAACTAGAAAGGGTTGATACTTTGGTGTCTTTCGGGTCAATGCCACTCTCACTACCAGTACGTAAGTGGTCTAGTACAAACCTAGCATTTGCATCGGCATTCTGCGAGGGGCCTACAATAGTACTAATGTAGGAGTCTTGTTCCTCTTTTGACATAGCGCCAGTAATAAGACCGTCGCTATATGCCCGCTCTTTAACGCCATAGATAATTTCTTTTTCGTTATCCTCGTTAAGCATCCCCGCTTTATAATATCCTGATCGGACATAGTTCGCGTAGCGTTTTAAGTTTTCAACGGGCTCGGCTTGAAGTTCTTCTTCAGTGTCTGTCCAGTCGTCGTATGATTTAATTTCCAGCATGGTGGGAATTTAGTTGTGTTGTTGTTGTTGTTATGGGAGAGGGACTTCGGGTTTTTTACCGAAGAGGGACCGTGGTCCTTCAACCGAAGGCGTAGAGCCTTGGAGTTGTTTTTTGATGCGGGCGTTGCGGATATTTCGCGCAATGTTATACTGTTCTTGGGCCGTAGCCTTAAGCGCAGCTTGCTTATCTTCGGGCGAACCGAGTAGATCAATAACGTCAAGTACGCGTGAGCTATGAACCTCGTCTTTAAATTTACCTGTGGGCCGCTTTGCAATGTCCTCACCAAACTCGACTTTATCGAGACCGCTGAGAACGCTGTTCATGGCTTCAGCTTCTTGGCCCCTACGGGAGGAACCCGATAGAGACTGAGTTGCTGATTGATACATTATCTTAGCCGTGTCGTCTTGATTAATGAGATTGCCATTCACGACTCCGAGTTTAGAGATAATATCTCTGCGCTGATCGTCCGGTGCATCAATAGCCGCAGTCAGTTGTTGTCCAAATTGGCTCACGGCATCATTCAAGCCAACAGCGGAGGCTGCTTTTCGGCGGGCCTCTTCAAGCTGTAGCTTAGTTACTTCAAACTGTTGGCTGCGTTGCTTGACTTCTAAATCCCGTGTAGCACTAGCTTGGAGTCTATTGCGTTCTTGTTGAACCATATTGGCAGCAGCACCACCTTTAAGTCCTAAGTTGTGCACGGCGGTAAAGTAATTACTCATAAGGGGTTGTATATCCCCCTCGTAAGAAAACTTGTCTTGTGTATTTTCTACGGGGTTTGCCATATTACTTACCCTCCGCTTTGTTTTTGTAGTAGTTTTTATTTAGTGGCTTCTCACCCATCGACACACGCTGGTCGTCTAGGTACTTAGCTTTTATGGCCGTCGGAAGGGCTCTCCATGCTTCGTCGGAGTAGTCTTTACGGCGGGCCTCGGCCATAGCTTCGTATCTGTTTTGTGCAGTCTGTAAATTGGCCTCTGACTCCCTAGCGTTCCTACTGGATGAGATCACATCTTTGATGTTCGCCGCTGAAGTCAGCAGGGTTTTCGTAGGGCTAAGTGCACCTAAGGCTGCACGGGCTACAAAGTTCTTTTTCGCGTCCTCTTCCGCTTCCTTCCTCATCTCTGCCCGCGCCTCGTCGTCAAAAGCAAACTTAGCGGCGTCGTAAATCTCCATACCGATGGCGACGGGCGCGGCGATCTTACCCGCACCCTTTAGTGCGCCGACGCCAAACTTAGCCAAACCGGAAGTGGGGCTAACAAACTTTGCAACCCTAGCCATTTTTGCGGCTTCTTCGGCTGCTGCTTGAGTAATTTTAGTTGCCTCCATCGCTGCGTCTGCTTGCTGCGCTGTCACCTTACCCCCTTGGGCCAAAATACGAAGTCGCTTCTCAGCACCTAAAGCTTTGCGGGCTGCTTCGTTTAGTGCTTTAGCATTAGCTGCGGCCCCCTCACCAGTCATACCGCCTGTATTTAAAAAAGATTTGCCCGCCCGAGTTGCAGCTAAAAGACGAGCTTCGGTAAGTCCTTTCGCTGCGGCCCCAATATAAGGCATGGTCTCCTCAACTATTGAGGGCTTAGGTTTAGCTACTTCATAACCGAGGGTTGTTGTTGTGGGTGCAGGTGCACTCTTAACTGCGGTCGCCGCAGCAGCAGCATCAGCGGTAGCTTTATCAGCGGCAGCTTTGGCTGCGGCAGTAGCCGCTAATGCGTCGGGGGTGGCTTCTCTATCCCGTTTCCCTACTTGCTTAAGCTTATTGAATGCCGCTTGGACAGCGGCGTCCGCGTCCTCAAAAGAAAGGCCGGATTGCACACCCGCTGCCACGGCTCGCTGCCGACCTTCTGGCGAGTTGATCGCGCTGGTATCACCAACGGCCAGCGACTTATTAAGATCATCTACAAACTGGTAGGGGTCATCATATAGAGCCTGACCGCCCGTAAGTTTACGCATTGCTTTTGCCCGTTCAAAATCGGCTTTGTCACCAAAGCTTTTAAAACGATCACCGCCGAATCTTTTTAGTTGAGAGGCATCTAGGGCGCGACCTTCCGAAAAAAACTTATCCTTTTGGGACATCCCCATTGTGTACTCAGGCACGCCTGTGGGGCTCATGCCCGTCTTAGGGATCTCACCACCGCTCTTTGCAATCTCTTCCGCTACAGCTTGGTCCGCTTGAAGTTGTTCATAAGCCCTTACTGCTTTACCTCTATTTAGAATGGGTGTTTTTTCTTTCGCAGACATAGTTTTTAATTATTAAAGTTACCAGTTAAAGTTGCAAGCCCACCACTTAGGGGTTGTCTTGTCTTTCGATTCGGAGCAATTCATGCGAGATTTAAAATTAGCGCGACGTTTGTTGTCACCGTGCTGCAAGTAGTCTTCGTAGCCGCGTTGCCCGAACTTGACTTTGGCGACCTTAGAGCCGTCCTTAGCAAGCACCACGTACTTCTTAGGGTCTCCGGCAGGTGCCTTCTTGGGTTTATTAAAACCAGCAAAGAGCTCACCACGGTATTTAATCTTACCGTCAGGGGTTCTTTTGAATTGAATCGACACACACGGAATCGTGCACCACTCAAAGCAAAATTGCAAGTATTTATTTTGGGCTGGACCCTGTATCCTGAATCCTGTAGGCTTCATCAGTGGTCCCGAAGAGCGTTCAAATTGCAGGATACAGGATTCCTATCCGCGTCAAGGATTTGAGAGGGGAGGCTTACGGGCAGTATTTGCCTGAGACAAAAGTCATCGAATTAGATAAGGAAACACTTAAGGACAAGAAACTCCTCCGCGAGACGCTACGCCACGAAATGGTTGAGGCCGCGCTGTTCATCTCGGGCGTAAGCTGGAGCGAGCACTACGAGCAGGAGCCCATCGTCCGCGCCCTCGACGAACTCTTCTGGCCCGCATGGGATAAGGTGGTCAGCAAGCTCTAACAAATACCGCTAAAGGATACCCTATAAGTATTCTTCCCTTTAGGTAATTCATATTAACTCATTAATTCATTTCTTTTTGAAACCCATAAATTATTGAATTATTATGAATTACACTAGTTTGAGAAACTCTTCAGATTTTCCTCCCGTGTAGAAAAGTCCATTCTGGATGGTTTAGTCGTATATCATCTGTGAGTGTTTAGACCTGCTGACGACGTCGAGATCGCGAAGAGTGCGCGGCTGTCGCATACCGAAGACCCCTTGCTCACGGTTTTTCGGGGCGTCCACGGCAACCAGTCCGTGCCGCTGCCTTGCAAGATCCAGCGCAATAAACGCTGCGTCTGCAATGTCGGGCGACTGGCCAGATCTTTGTTTGAGTTCTCCCTTGGATTCAACCTTCACCTTCAACGTGCCGGATTTTATCATGTCGTATCTGCGCGAGCACATCTCCTTTGCCAGTTCCGAATTGATCCCGCAAATCTGCTGGGTTCTCATAAACTCCTTACCAACAAACCAAAGTTCTGAGACACGGTTGGTGTAAAGCTCCTCCCCCGTTAACTGGCTGTTCATACTCACACGCCGATCCGAGGGCTTGCCGCCGAACTGCACACGCAAGAACTGGTCCGACCACTCTCCGGCAAGAACATCGCAAAAGGGTGAGCCCGCTCCCGTTGAGTCAATCGCTACATTTTCCGGTTTGATCCCTAATTTCAAACAGTGATCTCGGATTTGATGTACGATTTGGTATGTACGCGGCACTGCCTTATTAGCCGTGTCATCATTTAGTGTGTAATAGTTCTCAAACTGTAACCCGTATTGCCCATTAGCAAAGGAGCCGACCCGTGCCGTGTACATTACTGTTCGGTCGCCCCCATTGGTGAAGGCCGGATCTACGCCCGCAATCAGCGTTGTAGGCCCGCTGAACTCACACACCTTAGTTGCCCCAGACTTAATCATCTCTGCCTCGCCGTAGATACCCTCGTTCTCATCAGAGTCAAAGAACACGGCACGCACCATTCGGTAATAGGCCCTACTCGTTTCGCCTAGAAGGGCTTTGTCCTCTTCAATTTTCTCTGTCGTGGGCAAGAACGGGTAGATCGTTTGCCCCGCCAATACGTTGGGGCTGCGCTCCCCATCGAGCCGGATATACTTGCCGCCCCATTTTGTAACCCACTCGTCGTCCACTTCGGGCGTGATCGAATCCCACCCATCTTTCGGCGTGCTCCAATCCCCGAACGCGTCGAAGCGACTTGACGGGTTACTCGCGCCTTTAAATTCAAAGCGCGGGTTCTTGCTCAAGTTGGCGAGCGCGGCTTGTTTAATGGCGGGGCTGAGTTCACCCAACTCGTCTCCAATTAGGATCACATGTTTTTGCTTAAGGCCGATGAACTTTCCGATTGCCTCGCGTGTCCTGCTTTTTTCCGCCGCGATCAGAGACAATCCGGCGCGGTCGAAGGTCTGGCCATTCTCATCAACGTAGTTGGCGGAACCAATCGAGTCTCGGATATTGATCGGTGCGCCGTCAATCACGGAGAGCAAAGAGATCACGGAACCCCACACCCGCTTACGAGCTTCCCGCAAAGTCGTAGATGTCATTAGCACAAGGGTGTCCCTCGGCGCGGCAAGCCAGCTAATGATCCCGTATCCGGCAAGGGTATGCGATTTGCCGGATGAAGCCGCACCCCCGATGGCGAGGTATTTGTTGTTGATGCATTCGTGGATGATCTTATCCGCCCAAGGATGTCTTAAGAACATGTGTTCCGGCAGGTCATCCTTGTTCCACAGCATGTCTGCAACGCGCCAGAAATAGAACTCGCGGGCTTTGGGCGACGAGTGGTTTGCAAAGCCCCACAGACATGCTGTGAGCGTGCTGGTGATTGGGATAAGGAAGCCCCCAACATCCATCTTCTTACTTACCGCATCAATTCGTGGCTCCAATACTGACGTAGTTACCTTATCTGGATTTTGTTTTTTGGCGCGGCCCATACGAGCGGAGGCTACTAAATTAAAAAAGGTTTGACAAGTAATTGTTTTTGCGCTTGTCTCTCCCTTGTTGTGCACAAAATATTCGGGAAGAAAATAAAACCAAAGGCAACCCGCCCTCAGATTGAAGCCACTAAGCGACAAGCCAAAGCAGATAGGGTTGTAAGGGCAAAACAATTGTTTTCAGAGGGCTGGAAGAAAGTTCGCATCGCTGAAGAACTAGGCATTAGTTTTGACACGGTCTGTCGGTGGCTTGCTAATGTTGCACCGCCTACGACAGAGACTGAGAAAGAACCCTTTCAAAAGAATCTGGAAGAGGTCGCTGCGACTATCGTCGAAGACTCAAGACTCTCTGCGCGTGACGAAGAGCAGCAAACCCTCTTGGAGATTGCTGAGAATCAGGCGAGCCCGTCGGATAAGTATCAAGCCTATGTGGCTGCGTCCGCAATTAAAATGCTACGCGACAACATGATGAACGTCCGAGGGCCTAGGACTGTCCGTGAACTTTCCGAGCTTGACCAACTAATCCGCCGCAACTTAGGTCTGAACCCGAAAGGCGGCAGCAATTCCGGTGGTGGTCTGAGTATCGATATCTCAATACTCAACAATGCCAAAGCCGCAAACGGCGGGGCGAGTGTCGTTGTCGAAGCGGAAGAAGTTGAATGACCAATACTTAAAGCATTACCGGTCGTTTATGGGTGATATACAAGCTATTATTGGGGTAAATGGTCCTTTATGAGTAATATACAAACTATTATCGGAGTGGATAACGGCATAAGCGGCGGCTTGTGTGCCATCAGCAGCCACAACGGAGCGGTCATTGAAGCAATTGCAATGCCTACGGAAGAGGCAAGTGGCAAAACCGAAGTCTACGTCAGAGGTCTTTTGGGTTGGCTTGACCACTTCTCCCCCCTAAATACTTTGATTGCTATTGAGGAACCACTCAGACACGCCAAGTCTTCGCAAGCCATGCGCTCCATGAGCATCTCCTTCGGCAAGATCTTAGGTCTTTGCGAGACGATTCAATATCCAGTATGCAGGGTGCAGGTTAAGGAGTGGCAGGATGTCGAGTTGGGCAAGAGGCTTGCAAAAGGGCAGACCAAAGTAAAAGCCCTTGCCGTAGCCAATGACCTCTGGCCCGAAGAGAGTTGGCTCGCCACAAGCCGAAGCAGGACTCCTCATGACGGAATGGTTGACGCGGCCCTAATTGCACATTACTATTTACATTACAAGATATGAACAGGCTTTACATTATCGACGCCCTCTCCGCAATCCTTGAGGATATTTTGAATTACCGTCTTACGTTCCCCTTCCGTGCGGAGTTCGAAGCTTTCTTTGAGCCAGAAGAATTTGAGGTGTTTCAGAATATGGTGATGCAAGAGTTTGATCTTGAGGACATTACGATCCTTGAGTCTGCTGAGACGTTCAACGAATTGATCGCTCTTCTGGAGGACGAATTATTTTTCTGAAAAAAACATTGACGGCCTGACGGATCTCAGGTAGTTGGTTGTCCGTAACACGAAACCAACACACCATGTCATTCGGAACCGGAGCAGGAAAAGGAGATTTGCCACGCGCTGTAAAGGGCGAAGCATTTCGCGCAGCATACGATTTGATCAAGAAGCCGGAACCGCTTGATGCGTTGCTGGCGAAGTTCGATGTCGCAGTCAACGAACGAGATTCTGCTCTCGTCGAACACCTGCACACACAGATCAAAGCTCACCCCTACTATCGCGGCAAGCCGTAAACACAAACAGCGTTCGACTTGATCGAAGTCACCCTGACCGATAAACAGGGAAACGTGAGTAAAGAACCCCACACGCTGACCCTCTCTAGATAAAAACAAACCAAACCCGCAATGAACGTAATCATATTTACACTGATCTGGATCTTCGTGGCATTGGTGGTCGCCGCTTTGTGGCACGCAATCATCAGTTGGAACAACGACAACTACCCTAAACCATGACACCTGAATTTAAACCATTTCCAAAGATGGCTCGCCTATCACGCGAGTGCATCATCACCGAAAAAATTGATGGCACCAATGCCAGCATCTACATTGCGGAACTTCCCAATGACCACCCAATCCCTAAGCATTCATTAGGCGTATTTGACATTGATGGGAAGTTGCACTACATGGCAGCAGGATCACGCACCCGTTGGATCACGCCGAACGACGATAATTACGGCTTTGCTACATGGGCTATGCATTACAACTTCGACGAACTCAAAAAGCTAGGCGTAGGACACCACTTTGGTGAATGGTGGGGCAGCGGTATACAAAGGAACTACGGCTTCAAGAACGGCGAGCGTTTCTTCTCGTTGTTCAATGCCGGACGTTGGGTCAAGCATGACCAACCTACCTCCGCAATCCCGAGCGACAACCCCACAGCACCGCCGAAGTTCACGCAAAAAGCGCCCTCCTGCTGTAAGGTAGTACCTATCCTTGATCGGTGCCTATTTGATGAAACATACGATGATGTGCCCGTAGCTGATTACGTTCTTCGATTCTTAAAAAAATACGGAAGCGTAGCCGCAGCCGGATTCATGAACCCCGAAGGAATCATCGTGTATCACGTCGCTGCCGGAATCGGCTTCAAGAAGACCCTTGATAACGACGACCAACCGAAAGGCAAACAATCTCTATGAACACACAATACAACGACCCCAAAGGCGCAGCAGGTGCTGCGAAAACACCACTCGGCTTGATCCCTCCTTATGCGATGGAGCAGACTGCGTGGGTACATAAAAACGGCGCAGAAAAGTATGGCCCATTCAACTGGCGCGATACCGGAGTATGCACTTCAACATACATCAATGCGATTATGCGCCACCTGAATGCATGGCGCGACGGTGAGAACTTGGACCCTGAATCCGGTATCTCGCATCTGGCACACATTGCCTGTAGCTGCAACATCCTAATGGATGCGGACTATTGCGACACGTTGCAGGACGATCGGAACGTGTTGCCAAACGCCGACATTAAGTTCATGTCGGTAAACGGATACTTTTCTGGTAGCCAACCACTACCAGATGGGTGGGAAGATCTTGTTGGCGACGCTATTGATTCTTTCTACGAAGATAACAACGGTTACGTTGCATTGGCTGATGACGCAACCATTGAAGAGGGTGACGAGTATTACGATATCTATGAACGCGAATGGGTTAAATCAAGTTATGTCGGGATGCCTATTACGGCCTCAAGGTTATTGTATAGACGCCCAATTAAACAACAATTCGAACCGGAGTGTGAGTGCGGTCGATACAAAATAAACCACTACATGCTCGGAGTAATCTGCGAAGACTGCGACCTGCAATGGCAAGACCCCTATTGAACCAAACCTATGAACGAACCAATTAAAATCAAAGGGCATTACGGGACACACACCGTAACAGCAACGAAAGTCTCGGACGGAGTTTATCGTCTGGCGTTGGTTGATGACTTCTACCGTTGCGGTGGGTTCTCCGAGGATGCCAAAGGAGTCGAAGGGTTGAGCTTCATCGATCCTGCTGGCGGGCCATTCATCGAGCATGGATCAGTCGCCAACGAGTATCATCCCAATCTTCCCAACCTCAAGATCAAGAAGCTGGAGAGTAGGATGGACGGCGGTTTGACCATGCATCTGGAGTCCATTGACGACGATCTGGACGACGATCTGGACGAGCTTTTGGGGCAATCGTGCAGGCTGGATGATCCTGACTGCGAAAGTTGCCAATAAGGACGAAAAAAAGTTGACGAGTAGGCTGCGGCCTGACTGAATCCACCCGCGACTGGCACTCAGCGATACAGAGTGCCACCACATTCCAGCCTCCGCAGTGAGGGCATCCCGTTGGATCGTTTGTGTCGAGTATCGCTTGAAACACAGCGAACATGACACGGATGAGCGACCTGACCGGAGGTTGGAATGTGGTGGGATGCGTAATTCAGGATCTCGCTGTCTTTCCTGCGCCTCTCTGACCCCACGAATGAAACTGCCGCCTCGTCAGAGTGGACACCGGATCAGTAACCGGATCTCCAACGAACCAGAAACCATGAAACTAAACGAGAAACAACTAAAGATAATTATTGATGCCCACCTTGCCTTGGAGATAGCAACCGACAACGCAATCAAAGCGGGATGCCTCGATGTCAACGGCCCACTTTTCGACGCTGTTTGGCGCGGATTTGAGAACGTGACAAGCGTGGTGGACGACGGCGCATGGGTCTCATGGTTTGTTTATGACAACGACATGGGCAAGAGAGGCTTGACCGTCATAATCAATGAGAAGAAAATAAAGGTCAAGACGGTGAAGGCACTCCTAAAAATAATGAACTCATGAAACACAAACATATAGACCTAGATAATTTCATCTTCCAACAAATCAAGAACTTGGAGGATTTCGAGAATGAGTGGAGGCTTTGCAATCGGAAAGACGAGAAAAACTATCCATTGAAAATGTTTTATGATGACTGGATTGAACAACTTTTAACATACAGCAACAATGAATCCTGAACAACAACGAATTGCCCAAGTGGACGAAAAACTAACGATCCTCCGCGAAAGCTGGATAGACTCTAAGCCCGAGAAGAGATCTACTTGGATGAACAAGATCGACGCTGCACTCGATGAACGCTCTAAGCTGATGAAGGTCCGCGACGGGAACATCTCCGCATGGAAGGAGGTCCGCAGTGAATCCTGAACAACAAAGAAGCGCCATCGCAGAAGCCTGTGGGTGGAAGTTAGTAATGGATAACCCACTCTACGAACCATATTGGGAAGATCCAAAGGGGAACATGATCGGAGTTAGTTGTGGCATAAAATGCCCCGACTACCTCAACAACCTCAACGCGATGGCAGCAGCCGAGTCCATCATCATCAAGGCTGGGGCGCAAACCATTCGGCTTTATGAAGACGCACTCCAAAAGTTTGTTGCTAACATCGTATTTGCCACCGCAGCCCAACGCGCTGAAGCATTCCTCAAAACACTGAACCTATGGAAACCATGAATACAGACACACCAGAAACAGACGGGGAGTGGAATCGGCTCGCGTGCCAAGACCACCCCGAATTTGAGCGGAATCTAGC